TATTTGGGGTTACACCAACCGTACCCGCACTAGTAGCCGAACCAGCCGCAGGTACGTTGTTGACATGAATGTTAGTGGTTCCACGGTCACCAGTCCAATCTATGTGTTCATTAGCCACATAATCAGAAAAGCCATCGTGATTTGCGCCACCTGCGAGAACTACTGCTGTGCCTTCTACTGTTATTTGTCCAGCACTTGCTCTCGCAATTGTGGTGTCAGAAGCGTGACCGAGTTCAATATCTTCGGTTACTATTAAGCCCTTTTTTATTTTAAAATCTCTTTCTGTCAAAATTAATCACCATGATTTCACTATCCATCATAATACGAGTTGCGTTGCTGCTACTCGGAATTTGAAATTATCTGTATCTGTACCCACCGGGTCATATTTTACCAATACATTGTCACCACTCACAGAAGTAGTAATTGCTGCTAAGTCTGTTGCATTGGTACTCATGTGAGCGTATGTTGTATGATGCCCTGCACTACCGTCATAATGTACTAATATTTCCATCATTTCGTATTTTGAAGCAGCAGCAGCACCTGTTGTTAGCAACTCAACTGAGAGAACTATCTTAGCAGCACGATATAGCGTTTTATCCATACTGAAAACAGTTATTGCCGCACCACTAGAAGAAGCAGCGCTGTCACTAGAATTGACTGCCAAAACTGATACGCTATTGACACCTAGAGTAGTACCATTAACTTGACCTGCGCTACTTGTAATAGCAGCCTTACTATCTACTATTGCACCAGCGCTACATCCATCTACTAGATTTAACTCAGTCGCTGTTGATGTCACAGGAGTGCCTGCTATTTGTAGACCACCAGCCTTAGCGACATTAAAATTAACATTGTTAGCAAGAGTAACTGCTGTGCTTCCAAGGGTTATCAAATCTGTGTCGCTTGTATGACCGATTGTAGTACCGTTGATAATTACATTGTCCACTGTTAATGTGGTTAGAGTACCTACACTAGTTAAATTTGAACTTGCTACATTGCTTCCTAATGCTGTTGCGGTTAGAGTAGTCGTACCAGCAAAACTCAAATGACCCGATGCTATATCTAAATCATCACCAATAGCGGCTGTGCCAACAGTCCAGCCGTTACTAGAATCATATTTTATGCTGTGTAGAGAAGTTCCGGGCGCAAATATTCCTGCACCATCAGCAGTACCTTCCGTGACATCAGCAGAAGAATGTTGTAAATCAGTAGCAGAACCAACAGTGCCGCTGACAGGCGAAGTAAAAGTGAATGTGTTTACATCGGCAACAGATTGGAGTTCATACACATTGTCTGTAATACTATTACCGGCGTTAGAAATGTAAACGTATTCAGAATTACTTAAACCATGCGATAGAGAAGTTACAGTAACCGTTGTACCGCTTCTTGTATATGTAGCATCTTCCATACCACCAGCAATTCCAAGAACCATTGATTTATCTTCAGCAACAATTGCCGTAGTGTTAATTACAGTTTGGTCGCCGTTTACGGTCAAATTACCTGTGATAGTCACGTTATCTCCGAATGTAACTTCTGAAGTTCCGTGTCCTATTGAGACAGGTACGCCGCTTGTAGCAGTACCAATTGATATACCATTTGTAGTGTTGGAGTTGTCTATATTTAGAGAAGCAGTAGCGTCAAGAGAAATTGTAGCACCGTCTATTGTAGCACCAGCATTCATGTCTACTGATGCTGAGAATGTCTTAGCGCCTGAGAATGTTTGTGTTTCGCCCAAATGCGCTGTGTCTACATCAAGATAAGCAGAAGCAATCGCAGTTCCGGTCCATGTGCCGGATGTTATTGCACCTAGAGTAACTACATTCGTAGAACCTTGATATCCGTCTTTGAGACCGTCAGGCGTTACTGCTCTTGCGCCATCTGTCCCTGTTGTTGTCTCAGCCGTTGTCGCTAATTCTACTATACCTGCTACCGTTGCCGATGCTGTTGCAACCGATAACACACCTGTGTCTGCTGAAATGTTTCCACCTGCGAGTAATGCACCTAAACGAGTTAATGTTGCTTTCTTGGTAGTACCACCTGCACCGTCGTCTACAATGATTAAATCAGCACCGACTAAAGCCTCACCTATGTCGGTTAAACCGTCTAAGTCTAAACTGATTACGCCGTGACTTTGGTCAAGACCTGTACCAGCAAGAAGAGTGCTTAACTCAGTAATAGTTCCTTTTCTAGTCGGTTTGCCGGTCGTACTATCATCAACAAAAGCGATTGAATCTGTACCTAAAAATGCAGAACTACTTAATGCCGTTGTTGAGAGTCCTTTAATGTCCAAAGCATGAGTTACAGTTCCATCTGCTGTTGTTGTTGCAGTAAGACCACCTGTTGCGGCAAAGAATAAATCATCACCTTGAGTAATGGTTGTTGCGTTTGAATCAGTTGTTGCTGATACAGTAAACCCGCTTCCCATTCCGTCTGCACCTGAAGCAGATGCAGCCCAAGTAAGTGTACCTGTGGTTGAAGAGTTCAAAATATAATTATTACCATCGGGAAAATCTGTCGGTAGAGTATACGTTTGAGAACCTGTGTTGTCTGCATGAATGGCATTACTTGATGCTTTGAATCTGATTTCTCTAGAAGCAGCACCACTAGTCGCACCTGTAAATGCGAAATAAGCGCCATTACTATTCAACGTCATATTTCCTGATGTATCTATGTCTAACATAGATTGCGCTGGCATCATAACGTTTCCTGTAGTTGCGTGGCTTTTTACCCAAGATTGGTTTTTGTAACCTATTTGGAAACTACCTCCACCAGTACCACCTGCTCTTCCTACTCCCCAAGAATCACCTAAGTTACCAGCACCGACTGAGTAAATTGTGCCTTGTCCGGTTGTTGGTATGTTTTCTACATTGTCTAACACAACGGCGTTTCCTACATAATTGGCTACATAACCATCTAAATCGCCTTCCGGTGCATCTGTTTGGAGTAACAACTCAACATAATCTTTAATATCGGTGGCCGCAACTGTGGTTGAACCATCAGACATAGTTCCTCCTTGCCCTAATGACTTTCCATATATTGCGACTTGGGTTCTAGCGGGTATGGTTGAAGTGTCTACATCCGGCTCATTTACGCATAGTTTTCCGGCTGTTCTAATTGCAGAACCTGTGGCTCGCGCTTCAAATGAACCAGTAGCATCAAGAGTTGTAAAGTAACCAGCCGCTTGTGAATGGTCGCCTATAATCGTGGAGTTAATTGATGAACCTGTGCTAGTTACAGTAGCGTTAAGACCGTTTGTACCTATGTGTACATCACCACCGGGTTGAATTGTAAGTGCTTGTACGTGGCTAGTAGCCCCACCGCCGCTACCTGTAGCAGCCCCTCCTGTATGAAGGACTATTTTTCCGCCTGTGCCTGTGCCATTTCCTAGACCACCCTTAATTGAGATATCTTTACCTGCACCGTTGGTGGTGGTAACTGCATCCATATCAATGGTAGCATGTTGTGCGTTAGAGAAGTCTATGCTTCCGCCTTCTATCTTCAATCCTGCTTTTACTTTAAAATCTCTTTCTGTCATCTATTATGCCACCATTGCTTGCCAAGTTACTCGCACATCAAAACGCACACTGTATACCCGTGGAGTAATCACTAGATTAACATTGTTGCTATCTATGACCACATTGTAGTCTGCTTGTGAAGTTTCACTTGAATTAGATTGAACCACGCCGAAGGTGGTTATATTTGCTCCGCTACTACCATCGTGTGTAATGACTGCTTCTGCACATTCAAACACATCGTTGGAGTTGCTTATGTCTCGCCCGTCTATCTCTATTAGCAATTTAGCAGAACGGAATTGTGTCTTATTGAATAGTGTGAAAGTACCAAGATTTTCCGAGCCCGATGTGCCTGTATCGGCTATATGACCGCTAACTTCACCAAATCCTAAATTATTTACTTGTAGTGGGGCTAATGGTGTTGCTTGATTTATCCCTACTTTAGAAGAATCTACTTTCAGAACACCCGAATCAATATTTACTGTGCTACTACCTGTGATTGTTGTAAAATTACCAGCACCGTGTACAGTATCGAAATAACCATTAGCAAACCGCACAGAAGAAGAACCTAAATTGAAATTGCTATCTGTGCTAGGAAATATGTGTTGATTGAATGTCCAACCATCTGAAGTATTATTCCAAGTAATGCTTTTATCGCTATCAGCAGACCTTAGCATAATTCCGCCACCATCTATACCAACATCGGTACCTTCGCCAACGAAAGTTAGAGTGCCATTTGTAACAGCACCACCTGTGGTAGATGCACTTAATTCAAACGTAGTAGCATCAGTAATACTAGAAACTGTAGCACTGGATGGAATTCCTGTGCCTGAGACTGACATCCCCGCTACTAATTTTGTTGTACTATCCATCGTTATAGTTGGGTCGTTATTATAATCACACGTAGCATCAGTAAAAGTAGGCGTGTGCGCTAATTCTATGAGTTTATCATCTACTGTTAAAGTTGTAGAATTGATTGTAGTTGTTGTGCCATTTATGGTTAAATTCCCTGTTACTACCAAGTCTTGATTAACAGTTAAATTTCCAGCAGGTCCGATGCTTGTTATGCCCGCTTGGTTAGCATCAACACCAATTACTGCACTAGATGCAGTTAAACCCGTACCAGCAAATAGAGTCGCTACATCGTCTATAGCCTCTTTTTTGGTTACATTAGAAGCATTTGTATCTGAAAAAGATATGAAATCCCCTGAAGCAATTGCTTGTTCCCCCAAAGAATGAATTCCTACACCGCTAGTACCAAATTGTGATGCAAAATTACTCGATGTTAATATGACATCGCTACCTATTTTTAAATGAGTACCTGTGCCGGTATCTTTCCAAATTGTGTTTCCACCTGTGCTACCCGGATTGCTACCAGCAGGAGTCAATTCTACTCCCGTCGGTGCTTTGAATAACGAGGCAGCCATAATTATTGGACCACCCACATTCAACGTGTTACTTGCTGTAGTAAAGGTAAGTTGTGCATCATCGGAGAAATTGCTTCCATCGCTTAGTTGTATAGCGCCCGCAGAACCACTAACACTAGCAGAACCTGAAGATGCTGCAAGGATTTTTTTCCATGCAGAACCCGTATAAACGAACATAGCGCTTGAACCCGCTGCTACATCACCTACGGTAGCAGCACCATTGCTGAGACCACTAGGGTCAAACACGATTTTGTTGCTACTTCCTGTTGCCGCATTGAATACAGTTACTACGTGACTTGGTGGAAATGTGCCACTGGGTGTTAAATTAACAGTGCCACTAGGTGTTGCGTAGAAAAAGTTAGCATCATCAAATTTTACATTTTGTGCAGTATTGGTTGTACTTAATTTGTTAGGTCCTAATCTGTGTGTTGCTCTACCACTATCTTGGCCGCCTGAAAAATATAACACATCGTCGCCGGAACCATCGTTGCTCATCCACAAAGCGCCCAAATTTGATGCCGTAAAAGCACCATTTTCAGTTCCGCCGCCTTGCATACCATCTAAATCACCGTGACTATCAATCCTGTTAGAGTCTGAAACTGTCGCACCTAATGCACCTGAAGACATCCTTGAAAGATATATTGGTGAAGGTTTGACAAAAGTTCTAACGTCATATATCGTAGACACATCTATGTCATATGTAGTAGAATTACTAGTAAAAATGACTTTTACAACCGCTAATACCGTTGTTTGGTCTACATCTAAAGACCCACCTTCGTTTAAAAAATTACTTGGTGCTATAGGAAAATTCCCACTATCTGCTATATTGCCTCTTTCCACTCCTATTCTCTTTACTCCTGTGGTATTATCAGTTGTAACATAGACTGCAAATAAACAAGATTGTCCACTATTTAGCGGTCCCGAAAAATATGTTGAAACGTCAAATACAACATCAAATGTTGCGGGTGCATTAGAAGTGTAACCACCAGCAAAATCTACCACTAAACCATCTAACACAGCAAGACCGCCCTTGATTCTGATTGTTTCTGCATCTACTCTTGATACTGCACCGGATAAAGATGCGGGTGCGTTGCGTATCGAAGAACCAGCGTGTGTATCTTCCAAAAGTAATATTCCGTTGCCGTGAACGCCTTCTAACATATTAGTTAAAGAAGCCGAAAGTAAGAAATCTCCATCTGCTAAATTGTCGGTGTGTGTTTTTAAGGGATTGGACATTATTTCACCTCTATTAATACTTGAATTTTAACTTCGTTGCTTGTTGTTTTTATTATTGGTGCGAACACATGACGCGCTATAGGTGTAAACCCACTAGAGTCTTTCATTTGAATATATACTTCTTTTATCGTTTCATCATAAGCAATAGTGCTAGGTAGGGTCGCTTCAACTAATAAACTTGAATTATCTAAAATTCTTACAGTGGGCTTCAAAGTAATTATTGGTCTACCAGCAGAACCATCGCTACTAGTAGGTGGTGTACCATCAAAACCTAAAGTTAATTCATTAATATTATTTGATATTGTTTCTATCATCAACCTCTTTAAATAGTCATTTACTGCCATCTTAATTACTCCTTATTTCAAAATTCTCTATTCTTCCCAAACCGATTGTTTCAGCACTGCCACCTATTGCAACTCTATTATGATGCTGGCCGATTAATAAACCATTAGTTGAAATTACATTCACAGAAACAAATACACTACTTTTAATCTCTATGCTATTAAAGAAAGAAAAATCTAAATTTTGTGTTTGTTCTTCTAAATCATGAGTGGATATTTCATTCGCTGCAATATTATCTTCAAATATACTTTGTAAAGCATCTTCAATACCTAAATCGCTTGTTAGGAACTCAAAATCTGATAATAAAGTAGCAGAATCGTGTTGTAATTTTTTAACAACTAACTTACCTAAAGGTGTGATGACTAAATCTCCCGGTCTTATCATCCATGCATTAACATGCCCATTACTATCTATGCTGCCTTTTATTAAATTATTAGCCTTTAATACGTTTCTTGCAACTTTATATGCTTCGGAACTAGAAGATATAGTAGGGTCAAATATAGGTGTGCTTTCGATTACAGTCACGTTATTTCCTCCTTGTTGCCTCTCTCCATCATTTAATGTAACCGATACTACATCATTAACAGCCAAAGGAGAACCTGTTACGGTAACTCTGTTTAATAAATTGTCTTTAGGATTTTCTGTTCTTGAACCAATTCTACTACTATCGGACAGACGATAACCATATTTGTTATGATTGAAAGGCACAAACAGTAAATTTCCATATACATCAAAATCTAAAATTCTATTGTCTTTTTTACCTAATAGTTTTAAGGCTGTAATTAGATTCATGTTGTTAAAATTATGTGCAAAGAAATTTTTACTGTGTTTTAATCTTTGTGTGCTAGAATTCGATATAGATAAAGGTTCACCTATAGAAAAAGATGTTAAATCGCCATCAATTGAATTCGATAAACGAATGGCTAAATCTGTAGTTCTTAGACCTATATCCATAGGTTGACCCATGTGAACATTTCTTCCATAGAATTCCATGTCGTCTAAGGTCTTATTCTTCATATTATTGAGGTTTAATCTTAATTTTTTATCTAAGATATCAACTTTATCTTGAAATATCTTTTTATTAGTATCGTTTGAATCATAGAGCAAATCTGTTGATTTATCAATCCCTTCTGAGCCCCAAAGATTGCTTTCATAACTATGACCGGGAGTTTTTGTGTGGGACAATAATATACTAGATTCTTCTTCTTCGATAAAGTATGTTTTTTCTGTGGCAATAGAGTAATCTCTAGTAGTCATAGTCACTTTTGCTATATCTTTATTTTGTGATTCATATTTTCCATAGTGTATCGCATTATCAACAAACACAGGTTTTCTGACATCCGTCATAATTTCTGTCAAAGATTCAGTAAAAGCGGCTTTAGTGGAACTTATTCTCATGCTGAATCCCCGCTATGGTCGTCTGTGTTGAAAGTAACATCTCCTTTGTGACCTTTTGGATGCAAAGTTTGTGTGAATCTAGGTTTAACTGTGTAATCTTTGTTTCTTATGCTATCTGCTCTATGGTGCTGCAAGGTATTTTCTGAAATTAGAACTCTACCCACCGCTGTTTTTAAATCATCTAAATCGAAACTAGTAGATTCACTTGTGGTTAGTGTGGGTCCGCTAGAATCCATAGTAATATAGTCGCTTGAAAAACCAACTATTGGATAATAAGGTCCATCAGCATTTGGAGTAGAAGATGCATTGGGTAAAAACCTAGCAGAAGGAGCAGGTGTGTCTATATCATAAGTAAAGAGTCCATACTTTCCACCCGATGTAGAATTCAGATAATTCAAAATATATTGTGGACTACTGCTATGTAAAGTATCATTAAAACGATATAATTCCACATGTCTATTGTCTAACAATCTTATTGGTCTCATAAGGAATCTTATTGATTTATCTTTATGGTTGTTCTTTGTGTTTTTACTGTTTCTAGTTTCGCTTTGGAAAGGATTAGTTGTGTAAGAAGGTGATGCTAAACTATTTCTTCCCCAATTTTTATCACTAACTGTACCTGCATAAGCACTCATATCTAATATGTAAGAACCACCATAAGGTCTCACAGGGTTTGTATGTGAAAATCTTAATATGGATGACACTGGAGAACCATTACTTTGTCTAGTGAAGGAACTTGGCGATGTAAAGTCGTTGGCTGTTTTTACGTCTCTTTGTAATGCAGCACTAAGTGAGAATCTTTGTCCAACGTTTCTATCAGTGTGTAAACTGTGTGCTTCTGAGTTAATAGCAACATTGCTTTCTTCTACATCATTTCCAAATATTGGAGCATCTATACCTATTCTAGGGCTACTTCTGCTCATAGGGTCTGCGTGTTTACTAGATGTAACCAAAGTCTCAGTCCTAGCACTTACATTGGCTGATGGTTTTAACAAACCGTCTTCAGATACAGAAAGTTTTTGACTTATACCTCTCTTAACCTCATTAGGTTCTAATACATCGTTTTTAGGTCTTTTGAATCCTTTACCAAACAAAGGTTGGTTTGTATTTCCGCTTATTACTATGCCTGTTTTAGAGTCATTTACAGAAACATCAGTAAATATACACTCGTTGAAAGATGTTGGATATCTCATGCCTCTACCGCTACCCATACAACCAATTCTTAAAGAATGCACAGGGGAAAACACATCTACTAAATCGCTATCGCTTGAGCCAACATTAGCGTCATTATCTGTGCCGCCAAATCTAGGTATAGTAGAATTACTTTGTAATGATACATTGCCGCTAGAATTTATTACATTTTTTACGTTGAACAAAGGTTTTGCGTTATTCCATATTCTGTCATAAGGTGTGTTAGCACCCATTTTGTAAGCATTACCACAATCCCAAGCAGGTCTGATACCAAATCCTCTAACAGGGCTACGCCTAACATCTTCGCCTCTTTCGTTACCCCACCAATCCACTATGTAATATTGTGATGCTAATGACAATTCTTTGATATCTTTACCTTCGCCATCGCCCCACCAATCTCTTTGAACTGTGTTTTTGTTTCTCAGTGTTCTAAGTGGAGCACCAAAAGCCCTTGTCATTCTCCTACCTTGAGAATATCTTACTTGTTGACCCGCTATATCTAAATTTAACATCCCTGTGAAGTTAGTCATTCTTTCTAATACCCCTGTGTATAGCAATGGTATACTACCGTGTGCTTCCATTTGCACAATAGGTCCAGCATCGTAATTTGTGGTATTATAAGCACTACCGCTCTTAGCGCCTTCGTACACAGCGCGAGCAGGTAATAATCCCCAACGAGGTCTATTATGCGCTTGTTTTAGTGAAATTCTGTAGCCAAATCTTCTTCTTAGGTCAGTGCTATCGGCTGAACCATCATCGTTAGTATCTGTGCTTATGCCTACAGTTGCGCTGTATATCTTATCAGCAGTACCGGTACCACTACCTGCTCCTGTGGCAGTGAAATAAGTACCGACTGTGTTGTTAGCAGAACCCACGTTTGTAAATTCCGGTGTGCTACCTGTGGTTGTTATCCTATACAATACACCGGTAACAAAAGAACCAGCGTTGGTAGCAGCGCCTGAAAAGTCTCCATCGTCAGTCCAAATAAGTCCCATAGATTGATGGTTGCCGGGTTTAGTCCAAGATGCAGATGCTAGAGTATATGTTTCCAAACTGCTTGCTTGTGGACCACCTCTACTTCCACAAGGCCAATATCTGTTGTAGAGTATAGAACCGAATTCGCTAGTGCTTGAGGCTCCGGTATCATTAAGATTACTTGCATCGTACACTGCACCAGCGCGGTCTGTTGTTTTTTGTCCTTTCACTTTAAGAGAAAAAGGACCCATGCTCATAGCATATGTAGCAGAATGGTAATGTATGGTTTCAAAGTGTTCAGGTAGCGAGTTATATTTGTCAGCATTGACAGGTTCGGCATTCCAAGCGCGGTTAGCATCATCTGAATACACTGTGTATGGCCTACCTAAGTTTTCATGCCATAGGCAGATAAAAGCATCAGGAGGATGCAAATTATTAGTATCGTTACTTCCTTTTCCAATTTCAGATATATTATTTTTAAATACGCTTTTTGATTTATCGAAGTATGACTTTGAATTAACAAGAGATAATATTGCTCCATCATATAGTTTTGTAAAGAATGATGCACTGTTACTTGAAACACCTATGGTAAAAGTTACAGGAAGGTTGATTTCTCCGGCTGCATAACCGTGTCTTTTGGTATATGATGCTCTATAGATAGAAGTCCCACCAGCAGAACCACTTCTTGCTCTAAATTGTAACTTCTCACCAAAACGAGGCTTTGAAGGGAAGGCACTAGCGTTATCAACTACTATGGTTTTATTCGTTGCATTGAAAGAAACTACTTTACAAGTTGGTAATTTAGATACATTTTGTAATGTGTGAGAATAAATTTCAGGATGCACTGTGGGATATCCCTGAATAGTTAGTGTGTTACCTATGCTCCCATATGTACTTCTGGAGAATGAATAATAATCATGCGGCGAAGATTGAGCCAACCCTCTGTAACCTTCATCATTCGATATATCATCACTAGATACATCGCCATGGAGTGTACTCCACCATGGTACATTCAAAGTTACGCCGGGTGTAGAATCTGAAAACATAGGCGCATAAGGAAATCCTCTTCTAGTAAAGGAAGGACTTTCATTTAGATTGACACCATAAGGATTGTATAATAATAAAGAGGGTATTTTAGTGAATTGGCTTGCGAAATCAGCATCTAAATCTAACATTAATTCATTCACCATGACTTCACAACCTCTCACATCTGCTTGTGTAGAACGTGCTAAAATTAGAGTCATACCACCAACCTCTACCTCATTATGTCTTATACCAATAACAGTGTTAACCTGTTGTGAAGTGATTTTATACGAAGCAGTAAGTTCTGCACCGCCTATTTGGTCATTGAAAAGATTAGGTTGTATTATTATCTGATAAGCCCCTACTTCAGCAGGGTCAGGGAAATGATTTGCTAAAGTGTATGAAGCAGCGGCTTGCAAAACTATACTATGCCCCCCTGCTTTGTTTATTTGACCAGCATCGCCAGCACTTGCTAATATACCATAACCGTCCCATTTAACTGCTGTCTCAAACATCAATGTAAATGCACCACCGTGTAAATCTGAAGGACCACTAGGTGCAGCATTGATAGCGCTAAAGTTTATTTCTGCTTCCATGGGGTTTAATGAGTCGGAATACGTTGTTCCTAAATCGGATTTAGTTGGTATGAACTGATTAACTGCTATGATTCTATCTTGCAAAGCAGTGCTATCCATACTTTGTTTTAACAACGAATACTCTGCTCTGTTTTTCTTGTACAGAGATTGATAAACAGGGTGTGCCCAATGTCCCGGTAACATAGGCATTGTAGCGTTTACAAAGTGATGCCCCATTCTTGGATAAGGCATTGGAGTCATTACAGGTTTAGAATATCTAGTATGTGCGTTAGTTACACTAGTCATGTATTCAGTGTGTGCCATATCAGGTGAATTACCGCTAACTTCAGCATGGTCTCTTAATCTATTAGCAGCAAAGAAACGATTACTACCTGCTGGTATGTAGTATGAGGGCACTAGGTAAAGTGTGCCGCCTTCGGCCACAAGATTAGAGAAATCAGCATCTACTTTTACTCCTGTAAAAGTGCTACCGCTAACTCCTGTATAAGTAGCAATTCCGCTAGAACCAGCATCGTTGTATAATCGCATATACCTTCTATGGTCGTTATCTTCCTTAGAACCAAAATCGGTAGCATCGGAACCTCTTTTCCACACATAAGCATTTGGTGCTGCATTTACAGTAACGACAGTACCTGAAATTTCGGTGAATTGCAAAGTTTGGCTAACTACATTACCACCAGCATACACATTGGGATAACGGTGTGTGTTAGTGTGACCCATCTTAGTAACATGGAAGAATAATGCTCTATCATGTAATTCATAAGCACCTCTAAGTCCATTACTGTTAAAGCCGCCAACAGAACTTCTTTTAGTCAACACATCGTATTTTTCCCATCCTGTTTCTTCATATGTGGGGTGTCCTTGTGTAGCACCAAAGGTGTTATCAAAGAATCTACTCAATCTAGTAGATGCATCGCCGGGATGGTGCATACCACCTGAACCAAAAGTTTCGTTTTGATATGCTTGTATTGGGTCGAATCCTGAACGAACTACTATGTTGCCGGGTATTGAATTTGGGTCAGGTAGTTGCACTGCTAGTGTTGGTGTAAATCCTGAATTTGCCAATGCAGGACCTTTTTTTACATTTACTGTATCAGAAGAAACTCCTAAACCAACATCAAACACACTACCTGTTTTTTGTGTAGCAAAATCATTGAGATTAAATGCTCTGATGATAGTCCCTAATGGACTTCCGCCTTCTATTACATGCAACTGACCTGTATCATCTATAACTGACATTTCTTCAAATTGTAATTCTTCGTTTGGAATTTGTAAAGCATTCATAACCAAAGTGGGGTTACTAGATGCTAATTGAGGATGAGATAATTCCTGTGCTTGTAAGACCGGCATCATAGAAGAATTGGTTGTTTCAAAAGTAAACCTCACGTTGCCGTATATCTTTTCACCTGTTAAATAAGCAGTATCACTATTTACTCTAGTGATGAAAGGCACAGCACCCATGCCTCTAGCATCTAAGGTAGGTAGACTTAGATTTCCACCGTCCATTCTTTTCCATACAATGTTCTCTACAGAGAAATTTCTACCTGCTGTGTTTGAGTATGTTTGATAACCATTAACATCAGATAACCAATATTGATTTGAAAATCCGGTTTTTGCTGTATATGCAGTGCCGCTATACTTATCCTCTACTACGTTTCTTTCTGTATCGGTTGATTGGAGATTATAAGAACCCGGAGAATAATCTAAGTCATGTATTAAATCGCCTGTTTTTGCTCTATCAGGCGTAGCATTTGAAAGATATAAGTCTGTAGAAACAGCACCATGCATGAGTTTGTATATTTGTACGTTGGAGGAGTAGTGATTTGCTTCACTAAAGAGTGTATCAATCCAATTTGCTCCTATGTTTCCTGTAGGAACCACAGTACCATCTGCTATCAGAGCCTCTACATTTGGACCAGCGTTGGCAGGAGCAGTGAAGCGGTCTTGACCGTGAATCCTCTCATCCCAAGCAGTGGTACCAGCATTCGCTTTACCGCCTGCTTGCTTTAGATACAACCAATCTCCTGCCGCTACTACGCCATCTCTATCTCTCTTGGCTACCAAAGCCAACTCGCTTTCATAAGATATTACTAGGAAAGCCGAAGCATAAACTCCTTGTGGGTGTTCCATGCCTTCAGGCAACAAACTAGTATTACTCGACTTGTTGCTAAATTCATAATTAGTGGGTTCTGCCGATAGATTGTAAGGTGCAGCATCTTCAGCATCTTTGAATGTGTAGCCTCTAGATGTGGCACCTATAGTGTTAGAAGCATATACATTGTCTATGTATGCTTTTTGATTTGAAGCACTAAAACCTCCATCCAATAAACTAGTAGATTCAGGACTAGCATATATAGGTGCTATCTGCGGTAAATGTCCATAAACATTCATTACTGTGCTGGCAGAACCATACGGTGAGAAATTGAGCAATGAATGATAGGCACCCAAACCTGAAGCATAACCGGTTGTGTTCGATGTACTTCCGTTAACGATTATGCTTTTAGTTATCTTTAAACTGTTAAGTTTAGAATATCTTTCGCCATGCCATCCAACCACACCCGTAGGTTTTGTTCTATCTACTGCATCTACTATGCCTGAAAAGTGTGCTTGAGTCATGTGGTCGCGTGCAGCATCAGTTTCGTTGTTGTATCTGATAATTCCGCTTTTCGACCACACATACAATTTTCTACCTGTATTCGGAGAAACCCCGCTATTATTGTGCAAGAATCCTTTATCAGGTGCTGTGCCACCAACTTTTTTATTTGGCGCTAAATAGAATCTAGCGACATAGTTACTATTAGTGAAATATATTTGTTTCATAAAGTAACATGCGTATGATGCATTACTAGCCGTACCAGTTATATCGCCTCTTAGCCAACCTGAAGCAGGGAGATTTTTTAATAAATCCACATCAGCGGGAGCAACAGGCGCACTTTCGATATAGTAAGGTTGGCTACTAGATTCATATGTACCACTAGCATTACCTATGTCCACCCATCCATATCTATCTTGTCTCATGGCATTACCCATACTAGGCATGTGTGTACCACCCATTGCTTTGAGTGCACCAGCGCCGGGGAACGTGTTTATCGCTGCTCCAATAACAGTGGCTAATTCTTCACCGTTTTGGCATCTAGTACCATCAATTACTATGTATTCCATATCTGTGTCATCTTCGTCTATTGCAGAAGTACCGGTTATTATTGTCTTTAACATAGGACCAGCAACACGGAATGCTGTAGGATTAATCTTAGAGTAACCCGAAACACTCATTCTTGATGCGCTACCCTTTGCAGGATTGAATGTGATTTGGTCGTCAAGCCAACTACCGCCGGGGTGGAAACCACCGTCCATATGGAACACAGTGTCTGAAGCAGTAGCAATACCATATCCCAACATCGGGGTATGATTCAAAGGTTGAGTTCTACCATCATAAGAAGATTCCGTCCACAACATTTGACCATACATTCTACCATGTGAAGGTCTTTGTTTGTATGTTCTACCTAAAGAATAACCTGCTGGTGTTTCCCAGTTAACTACGCTACGCCAATGATATGATGCGTTAGCAAGATACTCCCATTTATCAGGAGGTAAATAATTCCTGTCAGCATTGTTTATGTGGTTGTGGAAAGTATTAGTCATCAAAGGCACTCTAGTGAATGAGTCTCCTAGTATAGATGCACCAGTAGTAATAACACGCCCCGGATGAGGCTCTTTTGGATTTGAAACCTCCGTTTCTTCTCTTATTGGAAAAGCCTGCCCCGGACCAAATACAAGGTAGGTAGTTTTGTTTTCTTTACCATTGATATGGTCTTCGTAACGTGCTGTAGGGTGTGGAAATCTAAGAACTAAAGGAACTGCTTTGGCCTTGACCACATCTCCTGTTGTGGTGGTTCCTGTTCTGTTTAAATCTGTACTTAACACATTGTCTTTATTGAAGAAGGGTGGAAGAGGACTCGCTCTATGTTGGTTCAATAAAGCAGTTCCGGGGAAAAATGATAATATAGCATTGCAATCCAACATAGCGAAACTAGTTGATATCTCGTTGGCATTTTGAATTCCTGCTGTACCAGTAGGACCATTTGCATAAGGATGTGTATAGAACTTTGAGTAGTCGTTCTTTGTGCCATCGTTTACATCCATGACTACTCCGCTGAAACCCCCTCCGAAGAACAAAGGAACGCTATGGTCTACACTAGATTTACCTCCTCTGAAATACACCAAAGGTTCGGAGAAAACACTACCTATGGAACGTATGCCAGCGAATTTAGATTCTAAGTGTCTGTGTAAGAAGTCATCTGTAGTAGACCTAGTGGAAGGCCAATTAATTTCAGTATCGGCATTCCAAACCATAGAATTGTGCGAAGCAAAGCCCGTACTTTCTTCATCTGCTACACTAGTTAATACAACGCTCTTTTCGTCATCAAAGTGAACTCTTGTAATTTCACCAAATGAACGAACCTCGGTTTCGTGCTCGGAGTGGTCATATGTACTAGCGGGTATCAAGAAATGATAAGCACTAGTTACGCTCTTGAATTTTGTATTTGAAGCCCAATCATTATCACCAAACGTACTGATATCAATTTGGAGGATAGGGTTTTCTATCTTGGGTAATATGTGGTCTCCGCACACAGCAGTATAGTTTTCACCGGTAAGATTCTTTTTCCATATCGCTGTACTGATAGGATTATTACTACTATCAACCATTACTGGTGAAGCAGTGTTTCCATTAGGTCCCTTTGATTTTGTCGAGATTTGTAATAAAGTGTTAGGTATATATCCACAATCTATTTTCTTACTTGCGTCTATTTCTGCATCTGTATATGCTCTATTATTACCAAAGGCCCAAGTATTAGTTAAATCTGCTTTTTCTATTTCACCGAATTCTAAATGAGCGGCTTGAATACCTAAATCAGGTGCTAGAACAGCAGTAAATAATTTGGATAAAGGTGTGATGGATTTTTTGGTATTAAAAGGTTTTATCCGTATAGCATTAGGAGAAACTCCCCATTCTCCAAAAGTCTTACCATCTGATGCATACATGTCCGTGCAATCGAAATACGTACTACCATCGACATTAATTGCAGCAGCGGTTACAGCGGCCATCAATTCGTCTGTTAACAAAGTTGTCCAATTTAAAGTGGGTGATACTATATGTATAACTGTACCATTACTAGGTTTATTTTTCAAACCGTAGAAAATATTTCCTGCTCTGCTTTCATAAGAAATAACTCTTCCTTCTTCACTCCCATTAGAAGCAGCAGGAGTAATTTGCAACACACCATTTGTTTTAGGAAATCCTAGATAACCTAAGACATCGGGGTGCGACAAACTATCGTATGGTGCACTAGGATTTGCAGTTATGCTATTATCTGCTATGACCAAAGACATTCTTATTCCTACACTAGGCGAAGGTACAGCATTCCATCTAGCGCCTCTCCAACTTTGTGCAGTATGACTAGCGGTAGTGACCATGCGTCCAGTGGCATCTCCGCTGCCAATTACCGAACTACCTATAGTAAAGCCGCCTTGTGATACATCGCTATCATCGAAAAAGATACACATTTCTTCATTTAGTGTATTAGGTACCTTTGTTTTAGAGTTAGAAAATGCATCTCCTACTTTCTTGTATATGTAACGTATACCATGATAGTCTCCTCGATGGTCTTGTATTCTTATAGCGTATAAATCAGATTTTCCTACAGTTTCTTGTACCACATCAGATGTAGTGGGCAAATGTGCAAGTTCGGCAACATTCCAATTACTAGATGCTTCACCATATCTGTTATTCAAATTAGTATCGCCAATCTGACCTATGCCCCATGTACCTGCGTTTGGACTCCAACCGGGTATTCCCGAAGCAACTAGACCACCGAAATTAATTCTTCCAATGGAGTTTTTACCAACTCTCAACCCTTCAATTATAGTTGAAGTGCTGCCCTCTAATTCAAAAGAATCTCTATTAACTGAATTGTGGTTCTTGCCGCCCACAACATCCGATAAAGACATTAAATCGGTGTACTGCTCATTGCCGAAGTCAGATACTGACAACACATCTTCTGCGGTTTCAACATCTTGAATGTATTGTTTTAGTGTTGTAATCGGCGCAAAAGGTCTGCCGTTTTTATCTAAAGGCATAGGTGCAGGATGCATGTTTTCTCCTTCTATGTCTTCAGGTAAAGCCCAAAAGTTACGCCATCTACCTCCGTGTCCAACCAAGAAATCAGGATTATAGATAGTTTGTGATTTGCTATTATCCAACCATACACAAAAATTTCTTCCACTAGCACCCGGCACAGTGCTGTGTATAACTACAGTAAAACCAGCATTACCTTCAGAATCTTCTACTTCTCTACCTATGTGTGCTCTAAGATAACCCATGTGTGTACCGCTGTCACCGTTAGCAAAGGCTTTGTCTTCATCCCACCATACAGCAGGGTCATGAGCAGAGCCACCTAATATAGCAGTTGATGATACTCCTAAACCAACATCGAAAACAGTTGTTAGAGTTTTGCTGTCTATTACTCTAGCGTTTAGTGCACCATATTGGTTAATCTTTCTAACTATTTCTAATGCTGCGCTTTCTACATTTGTTACGTTTTGACTTTGTGCTATTTCACCCATGTCTATTGTTAATCTTCTTACAAAGTCCATGTCTTTCCATTGTGGTAGGTGTTGTAACCTGCTCTCAGTATGGTTGCTTAAGTCTAAAGATGAACTTCTAATGCCCTTTAGACACAAGAACGCTGGTATAACTCTAGTACCATCAGGAGTATCAAAGAAAGTTGAAGGGTCTCGTAAACTTCTAGTGCTTGTTTCTCTAATTTTCATCAAATTATCTAAGAAATTTCCATTAGTCCTCCTAGACAACTTATGATATGTAGCAGCAACATTACTGTTAGCAACACTTTCGTTGTTTCTCCAAGGATTACTCATTGAATGTGCAAACTTAGAAGCATTACCTGCAATACTATGGCCTGTATGCACAAAGTGTCCGTGTGCTTTTCCATACAATTTGGTGTAATTATTCTGCTGTGCAGTGTTAGAATACACAGTTGTGCCTGTTAAGTCGTCGCTTTGTCTATTAGCCAAATCGTGTGCATAAGCAGACTCCATAAATCTCGATTGTTGTGTAGCACGAATCAAAGGATTTTGCGAAGGATAACCATTTGCTACATCTATTTGAGTAGCCCATGCGTGTGGAGCAGCACCATTAATCGCAGGTAACCTCGTGGCTAAATCTGTCATAGTAGTAGCAGTACCTTCTACAATATCTCTCTTCCAACCTATGTGCGTAGTATCTGCTGAAGATTGTACTTGCATGTGTATATCTTGAAATGCAATAAACTCTCTATCGTGTGCAACATCATACAGCAGAACTCTTGCTTCGTCTTCTGTAGCCATGTAAGGGTCAACATAAGCAATAGTGGGTGCATCGGTTGCTGCTAAACCCAAAGCCTTGTAATTTTCTTCTATCGTTTTATTCACATGTTGTGCATAATTTCTAGCAGTTTCAAGACAATTATCCCCTATCAAGAAGTTTTCTAGAGGTATACTGTCTCTAGGATTACTAGCCGCTAAGTTTCCTTCACCTTCGTTGAACTCAGTCCACACTTCTCCGTCATTATACACACCTCTACTCTTAGCAAATAATCCCTCAACTGCGTGTGGGTTATTGTAAGACATATTAGCCCACACAGTATCTCCATTGCGGAAACCACCCGGTGCATATGGGTTCAACCATGTTGAATTGAGTATAGCGTCAGCATCTGTGTAATCATTCACCAACACCCCAATTTCAGCATTGCTTCCAGCAGTAAGTTGTGTGTTAACATCGCTTGCAGGTGTAACAGCCACAACAAACTTCAAACCATTGGCATGGGCTATGAATTTTGTAACTTCGCCCAAATAACCTATTGTGTATGTGCCTGAATTGTTATATTTGTAAAATACCTTATCCCCTATTCTTAAATTAAAATCAAATAAATCTTGTAAAGAGTTTGTTCCTGAAACTATTATTTCTCCGCTACTGTGTGAAGCATACACAGCACCAAAATGTATGTTATTTATCAATTCTCTATAGAGGGGATTGGTTGTTGCGAAAGTGCGAAGTGTAGAACCATCTGCTAATTTAGGTGTAGCACCAGCAGTCAAACCCGATAAATATTCATCGAACATGACTCTTCTAGTCTTTTTAGTTACAGTAATAGTAGAACCAACAAGAGTGCCCCAAAGTGTATTGTCCCCGCTTCCATCTACAGGATAAGCGGCGTTTTGATAATGAGCCAAAACTATAGCCGAATTAGGCACAGTAACAGATGATGCGCTGATAGTATCTAAGGGTCCATAGTAATGAAAAACATAATCTGTACCAACACCCGTAGAAGGGTGTATATAATTTACAATTGCTTCGTAAAGCACGCCGCCTATTGCACCTATACTCGCAGTATCAGTATCGCGGCAACCAAGATTAGGAAACTGATTGAAGTCTTCTTCAGATAATGAAACCAAGACTGTATACCCACCGTTAGAAGTCGCTTCTTCTGTGATGCCCAGAATTGTACCACTCGCTCTTTTGGTCTGAATACGAGGAGCATTCGGATTGGTTTCGGGACCACCTCTGAAAGAAACAGCGCTGACATACTGCCGTAATCCGTAGTCAACATTCCCACCCTGAGTCAGCGCACTCGCTTGGTCATAATAATATTCACCCCTATCTTCAAAGTCAGAAGAGGGTGTATAGGCATCTGAGGATATTGCATCTATGACTTCATTAGGTAAAGGACCACCTACATACAAAGGTAAATTGTCGGATTGCCTGACTTCTCCTAAGAACCCAGTAGAGAAACGATAACTAGCAGTTGGCACTGTTAAATAATTATCAGATGTATTGACTGCACTATACAAAGCCCATTCCCCACTAGACAAAAACACCCTTCTAAACCTAGGTACAGATGTTAGATTTTTGTAGGCACCGGAAGCAGATGGTACAGGATATACTGATGCATCCTTAACATACAAACGATTGTTAGAAGAATCCCATTTAATTATTCTAGAAGATTTCTTGAATTTTTTCTCATCTATAGGTATGGAATATGCCGATTGCGCTTCTCTATCTGCCGGAATGACATCTATTGGTCTTCTGCCTACAGGACTAGGATTGTATGTGTGTGCTGTATTGGTTCCATCTAAATGAATTTTAAATGCATTATCGGGGCCAATAAAAGTTCCTTGGTTTTTATTATCAAAGAATTGATTTGAAAAGAATGGAATTTCCACCAAAGCCCTTGTGCTAGCGTATTGTGTGCTTAATTGGTAATCATGTGTAACATCGCTCATTGCTTGGAACATTCTATCATTGACATTAGTACCGTTTTCAATTGACGCTCCCTCTATATCGGGTTCGCTATATAGCGTTACATTCAGGGCAAAGGTTCCTGTTACACCCGTTGCTTGATTATTTGTTACACCTATTGCTTTCAACAAGGGTAAAATGTGTAAAAATTCTACACCTTCACTAGTAAGGTAATCTCCATCACCGGCTGTCGCTACTCCAAAAGTAAATTGATTACCACCCTTACTATCATATTTTGCGCTACTACCATCGGAGAAATACACTCTACCTATCTTTGGAAAACCAAAAGTTCCCCAACTTTTCATATCGGTTGATTGGTTGTTTATGGGTTGCACATTTAATTTAAAATCACTAGATAAATTATCGTAAACCATGGATGTAGTGGACACCGCATAGGCTCTTCTTGAAGAAAAAGGAGCATGGCTAAAAGGACTCTTTGAGAATGTAGGTTTAGTGTCAACTCCGCCTTGTCCCGGTCCACCTAGAGTAACACTAACCACAGGAGCATTTGGCTCTATTTCTTTAACCACATGAGAATCAGGGCTACCAGACCCGATGACACTAGCATTTTTGCTTGACACATTGGTTTGTATACCCCAACATTCTATTTTGGTATAATTACCGCCGTTATCGTTATTGCTTTTTTCCACAGATTTAACTTTAGCACGCGACAACAAATAATGTAAAGATGCTACATTAGTCGCTTCTTTGGTATTTAGATTATCTTGAAGATAAAACAATTGATTTATTCTTTTTCTATCTGAAGGTTGAAGTATTATTCTTGTGTCGCTATCTACCGTATTTATTTCTACATTATCTATAATGTCAAATGTTTCATATATTGGTGAATAAGAAGATGTTATAGAAACATCAGGTTCCCCTGAAGCACTCCCAGTAGAGACAACATCTCTTCTACTATAATCAGAAAAATCAACCATATCTTTCTCTGAGTCCACTGTTTCTATAATCATTTTACTAAATATGGATTTATGATTTGTTGTGGTATGAGTCGAATCTTCTATTATTACAGGTGTTTTATTTTCGTTAGAATCCACAGTATAAGCGGCATAATTAGCAACAGAAAGACTATCATCAATAGTTAAATCAGCATCATAACCTTCGCTATTGTCTCCTGATAAAGAATGAGGATTAAAGAAATCTTGTGCTACTGCTACATCACTGCTGTTGATATCTATATAACCTCCGGGCGCATATAAGGTTAAACCGCTACTAATAGAGGATGCTATTAATTGATATATTGTAGTAGATGTGTCATTATGGGTTATTTGAGTATCTCCTGAAGGAACTGTTTTTTCTACCATCAACATTGGTTGATAAGGTCTAGCAGTTCCAGTGCCTGAACCTGAGCCAGTGGCCGTAAAGGAAACTCCTACCTTATCTTCAGCAGCACCTATAGCAATGAAATCTGTGTTACCTGAAGACACTATGATATATTTTACACCAGTGGAAAATGAGCCGGCTGCAACGGCGGCAGTCATACTTTCCCCTGTTAAATCTATAGCATTGTAATGTACTTCTACATAAGGCGCCATAGCATAACTACTAGCCAAAGTAGGGATATTCAATAAAGCGACTCTACTTTCTTTACTAGGTCTAATGTGATGAGTACGCATTTTACCATCACAATCCATACCCTTTTCTAGAATTGGTGCTTTCAAAAAGAAAGGAGTTACATCAAACCCTGCTCCCCCTATTGCTATCATTTTACGACTTGTGTTGGCTGAACTGCCTACCGCATTATAATTATTGAAAATCACATTGGCACTAGCGGTATTAACAACTCTATTTATCCCATAAGTGCCGGTTTTTCTATAATAATCAACTTCGGAATTAGTTTTTATTTGATTTTCTATACCATCGAAAGAATTTTCATAAAATAAATTAACAATATCAGCAGCACCATCTGATTTCATTTGAACTATTTCTCTATCAGCGGGAGGTAATTGTCTCAAATACGGATGTCCTTCTACGTGGTTTAAGGTATGTCTACCCGAATGTCCAATTTTCATTGCTTGATTTATAGCAGTAGGCCATGTTACAGCATAAGGATTATCAGTATCTGTAGCACTATCGGCCATATTGGAAGAATATACAAATCCGTGTTGTTCTAATGGTCCTTCATCTATTACCATCTGACCTGTTCTATCTATTACTCTAGAAGAATAGTGAGGGGGTTGATAGGGATTACCTAACGAATCTATTAGTAAATCTGCTCCAATCAAAATGAACTCAGAGCCACTGTCGTATGCATGTAATGTACCTCTTTGTCCGTTATTATCAACACTGAAATCTAAATGTATACTCTTGACTTCAATATTTCCATTGGTGAGATTGATACTTTGTATTCTCAGTCTTTCAGGTGGTTTATTCGATGGTTTCTTTGTTAATCTATCAACACCACTAGGGTTCATTAGAAGATTATAAGGCACATGTGGAACATCGTGAGATGTAGTACCTGTTGATGTGCTTTGGATAACTTTGTAATTGCCGCTACTGTAAGGAGAATCGGTGAAAGTTACTGTGCCACTAGTGACACTAGTACCTAGAAGTTTAGTGGCTATAGCAGTAGCATTAGCCACGCTAGTGCTTACTTCTGTTGCACCTGAAGACGCAGATGCGTCCGTTGTATATACATCATCAAAAGTTGAGATAGGTTCTTCAAATCTATATAACAAGAGAGTATTATCGTTTTTTATAGGAGCAATGCGATTAAATATAGATTCATCAAATCCTCTTGATATGTGTAACGCTTCAATAATTCCACGAAATTTCCCGCCCTTACCACCAACATATAGATTATCTTGATTATCCGGTATGCGGTATTCAGCATTAGGTAATGTTTTTTCTGCCATCAAAACCCCATTAACATAAATTTGAATTTTACCGGAATTATATGATGCTACTACTTGCATCAAAGGTCTATGATTTCTATTTAAATCGGTATCATTTTTGTCATGCATACCATTCAAGGTGCTTAAAGGGTATATGTTTCCAACATATCTTGTGCCATTATAGTCCCCGGTGGATATTGTATGTTGTTCTAAAGATACACCGTTATGTAAGAATATTTTGAATTCTATAGGTGCTGCTTCATGTATTTCTCCAACTTTTAGATGGACCAAGCCTTCTTTTTCTAAAACAACTCCACCTTGGTCAGGCATAACCCAAGCCTCTATTGTAATTTCCGCTCCAAATTTACCCGATGTAATAGATGAGTCGCCACCTTTACCTGATGGATTAAGAATACCCCTTACGTCATATTGGCCTTCGGGTGTTGCTCTACCAACTCTACTAAAACTACCTTGAGGTATTATTATACTATCAGTAACACCATTAAAGAAAAAAGCCTTATTGGTATTACCGATTACTGTCACATTAATCACCAATTTAGAATACAGTATCTGCTGGTAAGAACACCATTGTAAAATTATAAATTGCTTCACCAGCATTATAAATTATATCTAGGCTTTTTAAACCACCTTGTATACCAGTGAAATCATTCCATGCGTTAAAGGTGGTACCAGCACTTTTGGCTACAAAAGAATTTTTCTTGTTAGGGCTTTTCAGCATATGCTCTAAACCCGTAGGCATGAAGAAATTTTTTGCAACATATTCATTACCACCAGCGTTGATTTTTGAATTAAATGGTATTTGTATACCTATGATATAGTCCGATTGACCACCAGCCCTAACGGGCGCCGTACTGCCAATCCAATTTACAATAGCATCCGCTATTTTATTAAAGGGGTTTGCCTTATCATATTCAGCCCATAAAGATTTACTACTATTATTTGCTATTGAATACAAATCTTGAGCCTTATCGCCAGCAGATTGTTGTACAGCAGTAGAACCACCGTTGAAAGTCTCTATCATAGGTATTAAAAAACCTTTATCTTGGTTTCCTTGAAATGTAGGAGTTGATTTATTATTACCGCCTGCACCCATAACAGTATTCGTAATTAAAACACCAGCATTAACACCACTAGATAAAGAACCTATATCATAAGTAGAAGCAGCATATCTAGCAGATAATTGAGCATTGATATAATCTTTCACAGCCGTTGCTATTTGAGTAGCAGTAGCAGTTGAAGGGTTTATGTTGACTCTTGTATTACTACTATCGTATGCAGTAGCGGTGCTACCTGAGACTTCATATAATAAAATTGCATCTAAAGTACCATTGGTAGATTTAAATAAGATAGTAGTAGTTGCTGTAAACATTTTGTTAAGATTCCACGATGAAGAAAAAGAGGCACCTCCGTGTCCTTCTATTACAACATAACTTTGTGTTGAATCGGTTGTTTTTGCCTCTAAAAAATTAATTGTAGCATATGCAAAAGCACCCCCTATTGGTACAGTATCATCAGTGAAAAATCCATCAATGCGTATTTCTGCTTTGTTTATATTCAAATCTATGGCAACTCTTTGACTACCATAACCGGGTAGAGCCATTGGACCAAACTTTCTTTCTGTGGTTAAAGCAATTTCAGTTGCATTTAATGAAATTAATTTTCCGTCTTCTCTAACCAAACGAATGGGCGTACCTGTACTCATGCTAATTTTCCACCCAATGAAAAATTACTTGTTCTTATGTTATCTTGTAACATTTTACTTATTTCTTTAACCAATGCTTTTTTATCAGTTCTATCGGTTACACCACTAACCTCGAATGTATTTCTAAATACTTGATTGATGATTTGTCTATCACTTATGCCGTCGACTCCCGCCTTCCTACCTATAATATTTGTTTCTCCGGCCATCACAGACTCTTTTCCTTTAGAGGCACCTTCATAAATTTTCATCACTGTAGAATCTGTAATATAATCAATAATATCTTGTATTTCTGATACAAGAGGTTTTAATACATTCTCCAAAATAAATGTCAAGGGTCCAGCAGAAAAATCTAAAGCAACCTGTATTGCAGTCCCTAGTGCTTTACCTGCTGCTGTTAGAATATCGAAACCCAAAGAGATTTTTGGAAATATAACTCTCCAATTTTCACGAAAATTCTCGGCCAAAGGTTTAATGTGTTCATTATATCCATCTTTAATTTTTCCCCATGCAACCAAACCAGCACTTGCTATTCCACTAAGCACCTGAAAGATTTTTACACCTATGGTTACTACAACAGCGGTTAAACCGGAAACGACACCAGCAGCAAATTTTGCAAGTTCTGCAACTAACTGTAGAGCCTCCGCTAAAGGTCTCAATTCTTCCGCCATCAGTCCACCTCTGAGTCTAGGAAGCCGTAGTCTAGTGTAATGGTTTCGTTACCAGTCTCGTTTTCCATGCTTTGTTTGGCTTTTTGTTTATTTTCTCTATCTTGCATTGCGATAGCCCAAGACAAAGATTGTCTAAATTCGGCTATCCCCATATTTAACACCTCACCAATGGAAAGACCATAATGTTTAGCGACTGTGTAAGCGAACAACTGATTCTGAAGAGTGATATCATCTGCATCATCTACCCTCTTCTTCTCCAAAAATTTTTGAATCCTCAATTGTTCGCTTTCGTAAAACCACTTTGCATTGCCTTTGCTAAATCATTAGGCTTGGGTAATACGGCTGACAATTGCTCGCCTACGTATGCGTTGAGTTGGTATAGTTCTCTAGGTTCTAAATGTGGATTAGTTCTCACTACCCAATGTTTGAATGCGTGTTTCCAATATCCTTCTAAGTCGAGTGTTGCATCTCCATTGGAACCAATATTAAACATCTTTTGGGCGGCTACTTGGACATCGAAAAAAGTAATATCCCGAATCCACACCTCCATAATTTTGTCAGGGTCATCCCGACTAATACTTAGTTCGTGTTTTCGTTCATTCTTCTTCGTCAATAATTCTTCTTTGTTCGCTATATTCATTTATTTCACCATCGGTCACAGCCGTTTCTTCAACGGGGGCATCCAGTGTTTCTTCAGCAGCCTCTTCAGAGGGGGCTTCGGGTTCACTATTTGCGGTGTCTTCCATTATGCCATCATCATGACGGTTCAATCGCATAACTACTTCTGCTTTTGTACCACTGATTTTGACACCGCGCTTTCTACAGTAACTCTGTAGTTCACGTACGGTCATGGAGGAATAATTTATTTTCTCTATGAAGAAAGGTTGTTCTTTATTCAAAACAATTTCTTCTATTTCTTCTTCTATTTGTTCTTCTATTTCCCTAATGTGAGCAACGTATGCATCGCCCTCTAAATCTACCCATGCGGGTTTTTCATCGTCTACTTCCTGAAGAATTTTGAGATGCTCTTCATCAATAATCTCCATTGTATCTTCGTCATTTTCTTCAAAATTCTCATCATAACTAACGCCTTCTATGTCTTCTACTGCTTCTACCCACGTAGGCGTTTCTATTTCTATTTTCTCTATGTGTTCAGGAACTTTTAATTGTACCAAATCGGGTTCCGGTAAAATTGTCAAATCTATAACTGTGGGTTTTTCTACTTCTACTTCTACTTCCACAGAATCTATCTTAGAGACTATCATAGCATCTAATTCGTTTCTTGTTCTAACATCTTCATCAACTAATGAGAGTAAGTCTATGTTTAATTCATTGGATATCCAAGCAAGATATCTTTTCAGACCTAGTTTTCTAAACTTTTTCTTTCTTGAGTACGGTGAAGGTAACATATTTACCTCAATAATGGAATACCGTATCTTGCGAAAAGACCCTAAGTGTTTTAGGCATGATTTTTAATTTGGACCTTAAAGGACCTTTATCTTCAGGTATAGGCATAGGTGCTTCTATAATGTAGTAATCATCCATTACTATGTCCATGGATTCTCTACCTGATGCAACACCTGCACCTTGTTTAGTGAAACTAAGACGTACTAATTTATTGACATCATCGAAAGTTTCAACTGCTCTACGCATTTGATGATATAGAGTGGGGTCATCAATTATGATTTCCATATCTAATTCATATTCGGTTTTACCTTCTACGGATAGACTTGCATTCCTAGCACCACCGAAAGGCACTTGGTCTGTAAGCAAATCTGCTATTTTGTTGCCTGATATAGTATAGAATTGTTTTACACCAGTTTTGCCTTTTAAGTCAAAAGATACCACTTGTCCCAATGTTACACCACCTACTTCTATAGTACCGTTGTAAAACATAAATGGTTTTTGTGTGCGTTTTGCTATTCCTGCTTTCTTTCTAGCAATTTCGTTATTAGCAACATCTTCAAAGACTCTGTGCACATCAAATCTATCGCCCTTATTATCACCCGTCTCAAGTCTACCAGTATCGGTGTAACAAAGTGCAGCATCGAATCCAACATTCAATCTCACAGCAGCATCAGTGTCAGCAACCATCGAGAAATCTTTAACTTTACAACCTCTAAATACTCTTGTTAGTTGTTTAGCGTCCGTAGAGCCACCACTGATTACTTCCGACGTAGTGCCATCATCATCTTGATTATCGTTTCTTCTTATACTGACTTCAAAAGCAAAAGATGGTATATGTGTTTGAGAAAATAATACTCTATTCACAGGGTTTGTCAAAGTACCATATGTGCTTGTGGCAGTGCTCATTTCAGGTGAGCCTGTACTTGTGCTATCATGTGCTAAGAAACCAATATTTGTATTATCGGCATGTGCAAAATCAAGTGGTCCATCTAACCATATGTATGAATTCGTTGCAGCAGTATTATGATGTATAGCCACAATTCTTCTTATCTCGTTCTTTTGAGTTTGTGTTACAATGTCTTCAGGACCCACGTCATCGACCCCAAATACTTCAGGAGAACTACCTACGTCTTTGTGCAAATGAAGAGGTATAACATCTACATCTTTGATAAAAACATAATCACCGGCAGTTACTGTGACACCACCCGTTAGAGTTGGTGCTGTATCACTTCCGTCGTAAATTATCATGTTAGCACCAGCCGCAGTAGCGGCTCTCAATTTATAAGTAGAAGCATTTTGTAAAGATGTGACTATTTTTACCGATTCTAGACCTAACGCATAATATAACCATCTTGCATTGTGCATAGAAGTTTCAAATTGACCTCCTGTGTTAGTGAAACGACCCGGTACTTGTATGGCAACATCTCTACCTAAACCAATTACATGCATTCTCTTTAGGTCTACCTTGGTTTCCGGTAGAGATAAAGTGTTTATCAAACCAGCAAATTGGTCTGTTAAAACACTCTCGGAAGATTCATTAGCGTTAGTATGCCATGTGGATTCTATGTCTAAAGATGGTGTGCAAAAAGGCATTATATGGATTGTGCCATTTGTGCTATTGATTGTAGTAGGACTATCTGTAAGCGCTGAAATCATCTTTGGGGTAATGACTAATTCGGTATAACCTGTCGCTCTAGTATCGGAAACTATAGTATATCTTCTACCTGATTTATTAAAATTGTCTTCTGTGCTGAAGTTTTGAGAAGCGCTAAGACCGGAAAAAATTAACTCACTACCTACCAACATACCCAACGGATATGCTAAAATTCCGGCTTCAACAGGAGTGTTGTCATGTCCTTTTAGTAACTTAATTGTGCTAGTGTCGTCACTTTCACTCTCAGCAGACACTGTGAAATGAAAACGGTCGCCAGCACCGGGGACATCGGGATAGTCATAATCAGAAGGTAAAGTTATACCGCTTTCTCTACCAAAAGATATCTCTGTTAAATCACCCTTATAGACTGTTGATGGCATAATTTTTCACCTCATGGTATTAGTTCTGCAAAGATTATAACTTCTACTTGGAATGTCATTCTGAAAATCCGCTTGCTCCTATCAGAGAGGTCTGTGCGTGTTTTGTATACTAACCTATCGAAATTTACACCATCCCCTTTGCGTTTTAAATGTACTAATCTTCTAATCTCATTTTCCATTTTTTTCATTCTATCTCTGCCTTTAGAAGTTCTTATATCAACGGTTATGTTGATTCTAGTAGTAACGAAATCGTATAGAATTTCAGGCACTTCTTCGTTGTGCGCTGTTTCAAACACCATAACGTAATCTGAGTTAGTCAAATCTAAACGCTTTCCTCTTTCTGCTCCTACATCTGCTATATCTATGATTATAGGTTTTATGTTATCTGTGTTGCCTCTATTCCAATTTTGAGTGAATAAATTCAAAACAGTGTCAATACCTTCAGTGTATGTAGCAACCATCAATATCCTCTCCCTACGTTCTCTTTATCGTCGCCTCTTCTAACGGCGTTCTTTATACTTTCACTATCAAGAATAATTTTTCCTTGCATATTCATAAGACTCAAATTATTTAGTTTTGGGCTTTCTGTTATCATCCTAAGTTCTATATTTGATTGTATTTTTGCTTTTTCTTCTATAGAAATTGGTTGTTGGTTTCCATTTAAATAGATATCTTCTTTATCTTTTTGAAAACCATACATGGATAACTCTTGTTTTTCTATTATCCCTTTGAAGGATTCTGTTTCAGGGTCATTAACCAAAGCACTTTTGATTTCTTTTTGTTTTTTTGTTATAGCCATACTTTGGTTTACTACTTTAAAAAAAGATTTAAAAACTCTATTTTCAAAATCAACATCACTCAAAAGCGACGACCTCCACATATCTAGGGAGCATTCTATCAATATCTTGTCTGTAAAGATTTATTTTTGAAGCCAAATCGACGTTTTGAGTGCCTTCAGGTATCAATACACTTCTGTCATCACTCATTAACAACTCAATAGCAACCATCTTGGTGCATATATCTTCTATTGCTTTTTCAAGGTATCTCTCTCCATAAATATATGATGTCTTGATAGCATTCCACTCAAAGAAAGGATAAGAATTATTGAAATAAATAATACCCATTTCGCTGTCTAACCACCAATCTCTCAGTCTACCTCTATCACCACTAGCGCTACCTCCTTGTAGGTCTACAGATAACCTGTGTTGAGTTATCTTTGTACCTGTTGTGTTAAGAGTAGATAGAGGTGTTCCGTTCAGGTTTACACATCCGGTAAAAGTACCAAAGGCGGTCACAGCGCCTGTGTCGGGGTGTAATGTAGTTGCAGTCTTACCGGTATAAGATAACACTTCATTACCTACTTGTAATAATCCCTTTTCTGCAAATCCGGTAGTATGAGATGGTCCAGCAGTGGCTTGACCGTCTTCATAGATATACCCAAGAGTAACAGTGGTTGAACTAACAGATGCACTATATGTAGAAGTAGATGCTGTCTGAGTTATCTCAATATTAGTAGTATCAGTAGTTGCTATGCTACAAGTCTCTCCTGATTGTGTAGACCTCATGCTACTGATTTTTACTATACCACTGCCGTAATCAGAATTAGCGGTTGCTAGGAATTCATTGTGTACAGCAACATTGGATGTGCTACCTTCAAGTAAGAACGTGGGTGAGAAATCTACTGCTGTTTTACCTACTCTATCTTCTTTGTTGATAAGGTCTGCAAGATTTTGCGCTGTTGTTATCATATCGAAATCTGACCTCCATTGTGTGGTGTTGGTACCGATGCTTAGAGTTCCTACACTACCATTACCCGGAGACAAATATATTGAATCGCCCGATAGCCCTGCGTAATTCGCTATTTTCAGACGTGCTTCCGCTGCACCGATTTCACGATAATCGTCACCTTGCCATAGTTCCAATCTTAGAATTTGCTGTATATTTCTAAATAACAGTGGACTCGTACCCACATAATCAGTGTAATACCTTCTTCTATATGGTTTGTAAGTATCGAAATTAATATATTCTGCTGAAACCAAGTTTGGTCTCCATGAATTATGTGTTTTATTATCTATTCTATCCTGTGTTCTTTTAATGAGTTCTTCTACTTTAGAACGCTTTACACCTCTAGTTCTACCGTTAGTGAAAGATGCTTGATTTTGTACATATGTATTATCTCCCGCTTCGTAATGAGATACGGGATTTAACGCATCAGTAAAACTTAATTTAACTCCTGCTGTATCTGTGCCTATAGAGGTTATAACTCTATCAACACCAAGAGGGTCAGCATCTGAGTAAATTAACAAGGTGTCGCCTACAGTAAATCCTATGTTTCTATAATCTGCTCCTGTTACATAGACAGAATTTGCTATAGAGTTAGCATTTACTAATACTGCTTCTTGAGGTCCTATTTCAAGCAAGTCTGCTATTTTTTGAGCAGTTGTGTAAACAATAGCATCGGGGTCTAAAGGTCTAGTTTCCGCTTCTCCGGGGCTGAATACTTGTGGCATGACATTTCACTCCACTCGTATCATATCATATTACCGTTTTCATCAAAATTTACTTTTGCTTGACCGGGAAATCTTTCTTCCTCTTGTTGTTTTACTTGTGACAATAATTGATTTAATTTGTCTACATGTGAAATACCGGGGTTATCCTGTGTTATGGGTTGAATACCATCGCTTCTGCGGTCTTTAGACCACTCGCTGATTCCGGGTTGTGTAATTCTTCTAATTTCCTCTTCTGCTGCTGGTGGCGGTGGTGGTGCTACCTTAGATGTAGATGTTGGTAATATTGGTTTATTCAATAGGCTTTGAGCACCTCTCACTTCTGCTGTTTTAGGTTGTGCAGTAAATGCATCTAATGTCATTTGTCTTGGTTCAGAATGTCTATTTCGTGCCATATCAATATCTTGTTGTATAACCTCTTTAGGTAATATTGGATTTGCAACTAAATTTGATATAGGTTTTTCGACTTTTTTTCTTTCACCGGGTAAAGGTATACCTAACTGACCAGCCAAATTATCTCTCATTTCCTTCCATTTCGCGTTTTTTTGCTTGGAAGTGCCTTTAAAATCGCTCAATTGAGCGAAAATCCATTTATTTAAAGATTTAATATTATCGGGCAAAGGAGTTTTGGCTACTTCAGGCTCAGGTTGCCAAATGGTTTGTCTATCCAATCTATCCATTTTACGACCTCTTGATTGTTTGAATTTTTTGTTGTCTCTTGGTTGTGCAGGACCAGTAGCATCACTCGGTGGTCTTCTCCTGTTTAATTTAGGGTCAAAAGCAAGAAAATCAAGGTCTTCAACTGGTGGCTCAACTGGTGGCTCAACTGGTGGCTCAACTGGTCCGGTAGCAAGTTCTCCACCTGAAATTCTTTGAAATACTTCTTCTTGTCTTTGTCGATAGTCTTTGTAGTCTTTTTGATTAAATCCATGTAATGCATTCAAACCATAGGTTTGAGGACTAGACATAATGTGATTTTTCATTTGTGCTCTTAATTCTTTAGGAACATCATTAGGGTCACCGCCATTAGCCGTAATTATACGATTTAAAATCGTATTAAAAGGTATAGGATGACCGGGATTACCTTGTTCTTCTACATATCTTGATTTTTTAAGATTGCTCCATGCTATATCAAAACTCATTCTCTAACCCCCATGTTAAAATTCATAGGTTTTCTACAAGAACCACAATTTTCTCTCCACATAAAATGTAGTAAACCACAACTAGAGCATCTAGTGCCGCTACCGATGTTTAGCACATCTGCTGCTTTACGAGCATTTGCTCTTTGTTTACTGATTGCACCTTTTAGAGGGCTTTCTGTATCATGAACTATGTTTGCTTGATACTTAATATCACTAAGGACATTTTGTTTCTGTGCTCTCTCTATGTCTTCTATATCCATAGACTGTAATTGAAAACCGCTCATTTTAATCCCCCCTCATGTGTATGTTATTATAATGTATACGTTACCTAAAACCTCTATAAGTTCTGAGGCTACTAAACTCGTAGTTGATGTAGCAGATGTTAAACTACCTGCTGCTGCATCTACTGCTGCTGCTAAAGTAGTTGTATTAGAGAACTCTTTTGGACTAAAAGGTCCAATAATTTTGAACTTGGGGTCTATAACAGCCATATTAAGTCACGACCCATGTTAGTTTAATAAAAATGTTTCCTAAAATTTTAATAGATACCGAGTCTATCAACGTGTTAGTATCGCTACTTTCACCTAGAGTCCCTGCCGCTGTATTAATTGCAGTGGTCAGGGTACTCAGGTTTTCAAATTCCCTTGGTGAAAAGGGTCCTATAATTTTGTATGATGTTGCTATGTTAGCCACTTAAGTCACCGCCTCAAGAGCGGTTTCCTAGTGCCCACCAAGTTCCGTCTTGACCTGCAACGTGGTTTAACACGAGCGAAGGCGTAGCGGCGTTGATAGATGCGAACACCCCATCTTGTCCACTACCGGTTCCAGCGGTTGTGCTAAGTGCATTAGCGCCACCTGCTGCTATGCTTGCTAAAAGTCCTGACAAGTCTATGGTAGTCGCTACTTCTGAACCTGTATTGGTAAATGTTCCTGTTACCATCATCATGTTACCCATCACGTGGGGTCTTGCATCTGTTGTTTGTGTCTGTGTCATAATTTATCACTCCGTTATTGTTTCTACTGCTTCGTCTTCAACTACATCCGCTAATACAGGAGCAGGGATTTCTAAAACTGGTGAAGGTGTTGTATGTTCTTCAACCATATTTAGAAGTGTACTCTTTGTACTGTAAGCACCCGAAGGTACCATACCACGTTCTGCAAGCCAAGAAAGAATTTCGCTTCTTCGCCATTCGCCATCAGGGATTCCGTCACTACCTGCATCGTTATGCAGTGCTTCGTCACCCATGAGAGTCCATGCCGGTTCTACTAAAAATCTTCTATAAGTATCAACCCAACCCTGAGATACATCTCTAACTTCACCTCTAGTGAAATCAGGGGTGTATACATCAGGGCTTCTTCGGTAGAAGGAAGGACCGTTATACTTTAGACTAGGCATATAGAAAAACCTTATTCCACAATCATCCAGCATGAAACTAGAGCATCAGATGTTCCAGTTACTTTGAATGTAGCAACACCAGCAGCGCTGATTGCTTGTTTAAGTGTTACACCTGCTGCCGCTGTAGAATTGTCTCCAATTACTATTGCCTTAATTTTGTGTGCTGTGCTAATTGTAGCACCACTTGCTGTTGTTGTTGATGTGATTGTAAGTGTTTCATCGTTAACCAATGCTGTTGTAAATCTACCACATATCAACTTTGCACCACCCGGTGCATCTGTTGTGTTGGTATTCTTTGCTTGGAAGCCTGTGAGAGAGCCCGGATATGCGTCCGCTGCTGCTCCACCATCTAACCATGCTGTGTCGTCTACTGATGTTCCTGCGTATAAGTCAAGAGAAAAATCCTCCGTAAATACCGCACTTCCGCTTGTTGTGTATATGTTTGTATCTGCCATAATTCATCGCCTCCTGTTTATTTTAGGTCCCTCACTGAACCTTGAGCACCAAAGAAAGTAGTCCATACTTCACCCATGGTTCGGTATAGTCCTTCTTGGCCTAATCTGTTAATTGCGAAAGGGTCTCCTGTTTCGATACCGCTCTCAAAGTATTGTGTTGGAATTGCTGTGCTGAAGTGCATGTAATCAGTATCTAAGAAATACATTCTACTAATAGCACCGTCATCGGGCATATCTTTGGTAGGGATGATTGGTACTCCATTGTATGTAGCAACGATGAAACCAGCCTCTATGCCGGGTACACCCTTTACTCCATTGTATGTTGGGGTAACTCTCTTCTCTTCCATGAATCTTTGTTGTGACTGCAATAGTTGTTGTAGTCTCATCAAAGTGTCATATCCTGTTAGAATAACTTTTGGATTTCCACCACGTTCCCAAATTTGTTGGAAAAGAGTATCTAGGTGGTCTAGTGACAGTGTTCTGTTAACACTGCTTCCATCTGCGTTATCTTCAGCAAAGGACCATGTGTTGCTACTTCGGTCGATTGAGTAGATGTCTTCATCGCCTGCATCGTAGTGAGTACCTGATACCATGTTTGTATTACCTGTAGTAATTCGGTCTAATGACTCAAAGTTGTTTGCAGCAGCAGTGCTCACATCAGTTAGTAACATTTTGTTAACCATTTCTGCGTGGTGCTTACCCATTTCTTCTTTAAGAACTGAGCGTATATCGCCCATTCCATCGTCACGGTCTGCTAGGAAAATTGCTGTCTCAGACATATCGAATGTGTGTGCGATAGTCTTTGGTTTAGCAGCAACATGCTGGAAAGTAGGTTTTACTGTCTCAGGTAGTGTTGCGTTTTCTGCAACTCCGCCATGAAGTGCTCCACCATTTGGCTTTCCAGTAATAACACGCCATCCGCTTCTATCCCAAGGTTTCTTAGGTAGTATTGAGAAAGCGTTAAATTCTTGATTTAATTGTGACCAAACCTTTCTGCCGTAAATCGCTTGGTAAGTACCAGCGGTTGTTGACATCATAGGGCTGTCTGCTTTCAGTAGTTCACTACCGGAGTATGAGTAACCCATTGCGTTACCTGCACCATAGTAGTATCTTTCCATATCTGTTATTGTTCGTACGTAATCTCTTGCCATATTATTCACTCCCCTCTAAACGCTGTGTCAGCCATTTGATGTACTTCGTCCCAAGACATTTTGTGCATGTCAGCAGTTGAAGGAATTTCTAATGCAGGTACTGGAGCAGATTTTGCTAAAGTAGTACCTTCTGTGTTAGGTGTAGTAATAGAATCAATGCGCTCTGAAAGTGCAGTGATTGCTTTTGTTATGTCATCTAAAGGTCCACGTGCATCATATGCTGCTGCTTCTGCTTTAGCAACTTCTGATTGACGCTCTGAAGCGTAACGTGAAGCAAAGTTAGATTCTAATGAACCTCGGAATTCTTGTTCTAATGATGCAGCCTTGTATACTTCATATGCTGCTTCTATATCAGATTCAGAAACTCCTGTTGGAGATAAGAAGTCAGATTTCTTAACTTCTTTCTTTGCTTTTCCACCTGAACCGGTAGTACGGGATATTGCATTAGTTGATGGTTTACCATTTTCTTGCTCCCTGTTCTTTGTCTGACCGTATTCTAAGTCTAGTTTATCGGGCGAAGAACCTAAGTTCGCCTTGTTAAGGTCATCGAAGTGGTCTCTAGCACCGTCTATATCAACACCTGATGATTTTAGTGTTGATTCCATCCAATCTAGATATTCAGAAGTGATTACATCAGAGTATTCTGATTTTTCTACTTCTTCCGACTTCTTTTCGTCGTCTTTCTTATCATCGGCTTTGTCTTTCTTTGCTTCGATGGCTTCTTTTAGTGCAGGAGGCATTCCTTTCTCCATGCTGTCTAATCGGCCTTCTAAGCGTGCAAGTACATCGCCAAGTTGCGTTGTTACATCTGTTTCTGTCATTTTTGTCACCTTATTTTTTATATTTTTTTCTGAATCAGTTTCCTGTTTTAGAATTCTAAATGTTGCTTCCGGGTTGATACCTTTTTCACATATTGTTATCTCATGTAGTTCCAATTTACTTATCTCTTGGTAATCTCCATGTTTTGGGTCAGATTTTCTAACTCGCTTGAATGCTTGTCCTCCAATACTAAACCCTCGTAATTTGCCTTTCCGAATTTCGGCGGCTACTTCTCGTGATTTTTCGATGTCGTCTCTAAGTTGTATAACAACAAACATTCCGACATCATCAACTTCGCTTTTCCACAACCTCCCTTCTGTATCTGTATATGTAGGTACTACTTCTCCAACTTGAATATTACTGTGGGCTAACTGGACATTTCTATATTTCGGGTCACTCATAAATTTCCGAAATCCGTCCTTCAATGCCTCCCTTGTTATTAAATCGCCTTGTTTGTCTACTAGTTCCACACTGGCATATCCAGCAATGATGAGGTCGCTCCCTGCCTTAAGGATGGAGATGGACTCATCATGTCCGTATAATCGCTCTGCGGTAAGCACACTATTTACAGGAACGTCATGTAATGATATATGAACTAAGCGCGAAATGTAATAATCTTTAGAAAACTAAGATTCGATAGACTGCGAAGGTATTTTCTTCTTTTTAGGGTAATCTTCAGGTTTCTCAGGGTCTTGAGTAGAGCGTTCTTTCATATCCCAATCAGGAAGAGTAGACTCATGAGTCAATTTAGTAGGACCTCTAGGGCTCGCTATATCGCTTCCTACATCAATTCCTAAACCTTTACCCGCTGTCATAGGAAAATGACCTTTTTCAATAGCATCTAAAACTCTCTCTAAAACATCTATCGCTTTCTTATAATCCGGTTTAGATATATTATTAGGGTCATCCGGTTTAATTATTCCAGCGCTTTCTTCTTCTATTTGTTCATCTTCACTTTCATCTTCACTTTCATCTTCACTTTCACTTTCGTGCATCTTTTTCTGTTCTTTCAACATTACATCTAAAGATGGTTTCCAATATGATTCAAGAGATTTAGCCAAAAGTAATGTATAATCTCTTTGATTTAATTCGCCTAAAGCAGAACGAGGGTTTTCTGCTTGATTTTCAACTATATCGTATTTTATGACATCGTGGTCAAAATGTATAATGAAATTATTATCCTCTAATTCCATACCAAAAGGAATATGGAATTCATCATCGGATTTTGTCAACAAAACCCATTTTGGATGCTTTTCTTCCCCTTTCATATAAGTTGATTTAGCATCTCTAAGTAAGATTTTACCTTCTTTGTTTTCTAGGTTTAGGTTTTTTACAGCATCCTCTAAACCTTCTTCATCAATTATTTTCAAATTTGAAGGTCCGGGTATCATGACTCTTTCATGACTATCGAATTGTCCACGAAGTAATTTGATGCGTTCCCTAGTGTCCATATCTGTAACATCATTATCATCATAATGCATTATATCAAAAATGTGTATACCTCTTTCATTCTTAATTGCGTCCATAACATAGTTCTTTTTACCTAACTTTCTCAGTGATATTTTTTCATCATCACTAAGACCCACTTTTTCGTTTTCAGTATTCTTTACATCCAAGAAACTAGATTTTCTAGTTATTTTTATTCTTTCTCCTTCTTCCAAGATACTTGCTACCCATTCTCCAGTGAATCCTCTTAGTTGTTCTAAGTCTTCAACTTCAAATATTTTGTGATAGGGTTCTATCAAAGGCATTTCTTTGGGCAAGTCGGCTTTAGTGATTGTTTGTAGATTTGAATTTAGTTCCGATATGGGTTCTTCTTGTGTCACTCTTTCAGAATTACTCACAGTGTTACCAAAATTGAAACCTTCTGTTGTGGCATTTTGTTGAAAATTTTGCCATGTTTCTGCACCTAAAAGTCCTTGCTGAACAAATTCCGAAGGCATAACAGAAGGTGAAGAAATAGTCTTATCACCCCAAGTAATATCTCCATTAAAATTAATATTCATACTAGCAGAAGGCGCACCCATCTCTACACCATGATGCAATCTAAAACCCGGTGATGTGTAATATGCATTTATTGGTGTGCCCTTACCAGCAATATTAGGATGTATTTCACTTCTACCTCTTCCTATTGGGGTCTGTTCTATTGTTTCAATATCTCCTTCGTTAAATTTACCTTCATCAAAAGAAATTAATTCAGTAGCGTATCTTTTTGCCATATTTTCATTATATGTTCTATTACCGCTTTTATTTTTACCTGTTTCATCACCATAAAAACCTCTTTTTAGCGCATGATGAGTTAATCCATGATTACCTAATTCTACTTCTCCGCCTACTTTATATTCACGCTGTAATCTATTTAAGAATTTATAAATGGGGTTGGTAGAATTAAATTCTCTTATGTGTTTTTTATTATTTACAGCGTTTCCTTGTTGCCTTTCCTCTGTAATTAATCTCTTAGACTCCAATGCTAAATCATCTATAGCGTCATGAGCGTGATGAGGGTCTTCTGCTATTTTACCATAATTAAAAGGAGAGTTAGGATGTAATGAAGAAATTTGTCCCATAGTCATGAATCTCCTTTCACCACCCATATCATCTAATATATTTTTAATATATTTTTGATGTTCAGCATCATTTGGTAAATTAAGTTTTATTAGCGCTTCTTCTGCTGTAAGATTTGGATGTAATGCTACTCCATTTTCTCTAAGATGTTTTGATTGGTTAGCAAAAGAATGGTCCGAATTAGTGTTATCCCCAACCGTTGTAAGAGATTTTGTTTCGGGTTCTCCAAGTATGTAATTCGATGTGGTCATACCGTGTTCTGAATGAGGCACATGCATAAGATATAATTCAGCATCGTGCATTGCTTGCGACATATTTATCGCACATTTGGTAGGGTCGTTTGGATTAAAGGCTTCGGGGTCTATTTTTAACATTTCAGGCATTATCTTAGTTTTCGCAATTTCCATTCTCGCTTTTTCATTTGCCATTTTCATCTCTTCCATATCTTGAAGTCTTGAATTTCCTCCTCTTATACCTGTTTTATCTAAACTTCTTTGATTCTCAAAAGATAAATTTTCATTTAATTTATTAGTAATATCTGTATGGTCCTCTTTCATTTGTTCTAATTGTTTTGTCATATTATCTTTTATCATTGTAATATAATGATTCTTTATATCTTTTTCAGTAGCACCTTTGTAGTCATTCAAATGAATGTTATTATTACCGAAATCTTCTAACATTTTCCTTCCTTCGTCTGAAGCCATGAAAGCATCATAGGATTCTATTTGTTTAAAACTCCAATATCTAGAGTCTCCAAAAGAACCATCAGGCGATTTTGATTCTTCAAAGTCTTTAATTGCGCTCATCATATCATAGGCATTTTCTTGTAAAAGTTGAAGACTATCTAGATTCTTATTATTTAATGAGGTAAGCAGATTTTGGTTATCTTTTTGTTTCACATTACCAGTAAGTAAAAATTCTTTATTGTCATTCAAATCACTTGTTTTATTATTTCTATCCTGATTTTCTTGGAACACATCATCAAATTCTTCTTGTAATTGATAAGAAGGTATTGATTCATCATACTTTCCACTTAATATGTCTTTAATGCTAAACCTCATTTTAGGAGAGCCCGTTAAAACTCTGCCTGTTTCAGGGTCTTTATCACCCGGTTTGATAAAATGACCACCAAAAATATAATCTCTAAAAAGACTAGAAGAATTATGAGCAAGATGTGTGTCCACAACACTACCAACCTCTGCACCGGTCATTGAGCCCCAATTATGATGTAAAAGGTGAGCATCTAATTCACCTGAAGCGACATGAAGATTACCACTAAAATTTCCATCGGGATTATCAATTAGGGCTCTATTAATATCAGGAGCAAAAGTATGTGCTGCTGATTCACCGTTGTGTTTATTTCTTGCACGACTACGAGTCTTTCTTTCCCTCGATGTTTTTCTACTAATAGGAGAAGATGCATCATGATGTCCCATTAACTGACCCAATGAAGCAGGAGACTCTTGATGAGGGTCTTTGATATCTTTTACCATATTACCTATAAGAGAATGCATATCGCTCCTAGGTATAAAACCGCTATCTGTCATTTCACCAAAGAAACCCGGTAGCATGCTGCTTATTTTATCCCACCATGTTCCATTAGACATAGGACTGCTTCCATTTTGAAAATGATGTCCCCAATATGAACCTCTACCGAGAAGTCTTCCGTCTTTGGATTCATAGAGTTGTCTTTCTTTATCGTTTAAAGAATTTATATCAGGCCCGTGTGTATTCCTATAGATACTTAAAACATTATTTATATCTTTAGAATCCTCTGCAATAGTTTGTAAATCTACTGCTTTATTTTCCAAAGTTTTGTAAAAATTTTCAGTTGACGCTTCAAGACTTTTATCATCATCTTCATCTAAAGCAAAGATAGGGTTTTCTTTACTTACTCTAAGTATATTACTCAATGGGTGTTCTTCTGTTAATGAGGTATATTTTTTAATATCTTCAAGGGTCACATTGGGTTTTAAATTAGTTTTAGTTGAACCACTATCGTACTTCTTATGATACATCAAAGCATATTTCAATGCCTCTCTCTCATTCATTTTGTTATCACCCTGCTCATCCGACATCAATTCATTCATCATATCTTTAATTTTCTTAGTATCGTCTTCATTAAATATAGGCACTTGATTTATACCTTTGGATGTACTTCTTTTTTCAAAAGTATCACCTTGGTTCCAATCAATTAAATCGTTGTAATAGTCCAACATGAAATCTGTTAGTTTCTGCTTTTTCTTGTTGTTCACTCTTGTAGTGGAGAGAACAGTTCTCATTTTTCCATCAGTAAAAGGTTTTTCATCTTCCTGAATGTCATCTATATTTTGATGATGTGGTAAATTTGGCAATCCCCTAGAATGTTCTCCTTGGGAATGTTTGTATTCTTGGTCTCCTCTTGTCATCATATTTCTAATAACTCTACCTAAAGGTATGGTTAAACCTGTAGATAATTTTATCTGACCATCCACTTTATGCGCTCCATTCTTCATTAAATGTTCTACAACTTCGGTTCTTTCTTTAGGTTCCAACCACTCTAAACCAAGTTTATGACCTAACCAACCTAGACGATGTGGGTGTTTTGTTGAGACCTCTAACGATTCTTTATAATCATTGTAACCTTCAATATCTTTCTCTACCATTTTTTGTGTTTTTTGGTAATCATCACTTTCCCATAAATCTGCTGCATCTTCAAAGTGTTGCTCTCTCAGTTGTCTATCGCTTATACCTGATTTTATTGCTTCTTCTGCTTTTGGTGACTGTCTCCATCTATTATATGCTCTTTCATAAAGACTGTTTTGAAATGTTCCTGCGTGCTCTTTGGTTCCAGTACCAGCAGCGGTGGTTTTCAAAGAATTTAAAAAAGGGCTAAACTTTTCTTTTGTTATGGCTTTTGTGACCCCTCTAATAGTTTTATGTTCTTTATAATATTCTTCTATTTTAGAGTCTCTTTCATCATCTAGTGCTGCACGACTCAATCCTCCATCGGAAGGAAGGTAGTAACCTCTTAGTTCTTCTATCATATTACTTCTACCGGTTTTAGAATTTTTTCTTCTTAGAGAGTGTATATCTTTATGATGCGGATGATGTTTATATCTACTTCCTCCATCAAAACGTGATTCGGGCCACCTTGCTGCAAATTCACTAATTTCATCATTTTGGTCTACCATACTATCAGACCATATATGATTCACATTATCCAGTAAAGAAGCCCTGCTTGACAAAGTTTTGTGTTCTTGAGAGCCGGGACTTCTATCCGTCAGACGGTTTTTTGCTTCCCAATTACTTGTGTAGCCCTCTACCTCTTTCAAAATAGATGCTTGTGAATAACATATATCATCAAAAAAATTCTTTTGTAAAATAAAACCTTTATGTTTTAAATTTTGCAAACTTTCTAGATAATGAATTGCTTCATCGCCAAACTCGTTGCTTAGTAATAGACTCTTAAAGAAATCATCTCTAGCCCTCAAGTGTATGGAATAATCTTTTTCTATCAACCATATCACCTCCCCCGATACCTAAACTGGAAACTGACCTGCGTTACCCCTACTACTTGATTCTAAATATACATTACAATTTTGTAAAGGTGAACCACTATTAGGTCCTAAACACCCAGTAGAAGAATTTCCCCCACAAGCATCGCACTTTTGAATTTGTGCAATGCCTTTTTTAACTGCCACTTTGGGCAACCTCATCCCTCCGTCAAATGACTCTTGACAGGATGTCCATGTGTATTTACAGAATCTGAAAGGGCCGCTATATCTACGTTAAATCTTCTTGCTCCTTTATTAGCGATATCTGTAGAATCTAAAAGATGTTGGTTGGTTGTATAGTAAGCATTCCTTGTTTGACCGCCCGATTCCGATACAAAAGTAACATCTTGAGGTTCAGTAGAAAAACTTGTAATGAAATCTGGGCTTGCTTTTTCTAAAGAATTTGTTCCATATACATCGGGCATTGGTGCTCCGCCCGGAGGACTTTTACACCAACAATCGTCTGCACATGAGCCTTCATTAACACCACCTGCGCCCGGAGTGAAACTACCGAGTTTATGGGTTCTTTCTTTCTTCATATCAGGACAACAATTTGCTGTAGGTTTTCCACTACCGCAAGGACACATATTTGCTTTTACTATTTTTTCTTCTAGTGCTTTTGCTTTCTTTAGTAAATCTAAAACCTCGTTAGAGGCTTCACTTCTTATTGGTCTAACTGCCATATTAATACATCTCCGTAGTGGGTTGAGCCGATTCTGCCATATCGTGAATTTCTTCCCATGACATTTCGTGAATCTGTTGATTTGAGAAATCTTTTTGTGATGACTTTGCGAAAACACCTACATCATCAGGTAACTCTCCTCTAAAACCATCAGGTCCTACATCTTCTGCTATTGGTGTTCTCATAGCAACATAACCTGCTTTTCTTAATAGACGATTAGGTGAATTTAACTGTTGTTCCATATTAGTTAATTTAGAATCCATAGACTCCATCTTATTGATGAGGGTTTCCATTAGTTTCTGTGTTGAACTAATTTCTGCTTCTTCAGTAGTCATCTAATCACCTTAATTAGACCAACGACCAAAAGTTCCTGTGTTGTTTCTCATGTTAGGGCTAGTTCTTGCTGATATGATAGTCCCCGGTATTACACGGTTTCTTTGTGTAGTATCAAATTTAGTACCATCTTCATTAAATTTCATTACTGGAACTCCGCCAGCAAATTGTTCTACTCCTTCAGGAACAGGTGTTTCTTCTGACTTACGAATTTCTCTAGTTAAATCGGATTGTAAGAAGTCAGCATATTTTGTAATTTCATTCAAATGATATCTAGTAGCAGAAGAGTCATTTACCTCTAATGCTTTATTTAATTCATCCATATGCACATTCATTTTGCGAGCCATTGGGTCCATCTTTGTCAAGTCCACGTCTAACACCTCGTAGGTTCCACTCCTACAGTGGTATATTACTTATGCGCCCCTTAAACGGCCTGCGTTGGATATTTGGTCCTGATTTTTCTGTTGTTGAGTAGGCATAGGTCCTCTCTGTTGAACACTAGACATAGGTGAACCTGTACCGGCTGTAGTTCTAGTATCAGGGCTCGCTGGTCCTCTGTTCCTGAGTCCTACTCCTTGACCTCCGGGCATAGGTGAAGGCATTGGTGCTCCGCCCGGTGGTGGTGCAGCCATTGGTGGCATACCGGGTGGCATACCGGGTGGCATACCGGGTGGCATACCGCCTCCTGCGGGCGGTGCTCCGCCTCCGTTATCAGGTAACTTGCTATATACGAATCGGATATCTCTGTTACCGCCTTCTTCTAATAATTCAGGTTTATATCCAAGCATCATCATACGTTGAGCCAAATTAACTTCCATCTCATCGCGGCGCAGTCTAGTGATTTCATCTTCTTCTTCGTTAGGATAAAGAGTAATTTTCCAATCTGTAACACCAAATTGTTCTAAAAGTCTAGGAAATAATACTTGTGTGTATACTTTTTGACCGAATTCTACGGACCTGTTAGTCACTAGAATTTCTAATCCGTTATTTCCAAGACCACCTGATTTTCCATTATCAATCATAAAGACATTGCTCACACCATAGAATGCAGACATACGTGCGCGTATTTCATCACGTACTGCTGAGTATTGCATTTCATCCAGTGTGTCCATAAATTTAACCCAGTTTACACCACCTCTACCGGTCTGACTTTCAATACCAACTTTTGGTATGTAATGTGGGTCCCTTTCCATCTTCTCATCCACTGCTTTCCAAAATGATTTCATTGATTCTAAATTATCAGTAGTTACAGAGATTATGCCTTTAGGCATTCTTCTTTTCTGATATGAGGTATAGATATAATTATCCATAGCGGTTAGAGACATTGCTTGCCTCCACATTGAGTTTACAGGGCTTTTACCGTAGAGTCTTGATGGATTATATTTTGATACGTGAATAACTTCACCTTCGATATAATATTGAGTCTTACCGCTACCAACCATGTTGACATAATGCACATCTTGCATTTTATTATTACAAACTTCACAAACTTCTTCTTGACCCGGATAAGATATTTGGTCTCTATGTAAAGGACAAACTTTGTAACGACCGCCACGAACACCACGTTTATCAGATACAATTCTCATAAAAATTGGATTACCTCTAATAACTTCTTTAACTCTATAGAACATCATGTCGCCAGTTTCAGGGTCCACATAATATTCTTTTACTATAACTAAAAATGCATCATCTACCACATTCAAATCGTGTTCTATTTCATATAGCACTTGTATGAAAGATTGTTCCATAGAATTTGTACCTTCAATAACTGTTTTCGGATATAGTAATTGTTCAACATCAGGTTTTCTAACTTCACCACCACATAATTTACACTGCTCTACTGAATCACTATATTCTTCTTGACAACTATCGCACTTAAAATGAAACTTCTTTTCAAAATAATATCCTCTTCTAAATATCTCTTGTTTTAATTTTGATACAATGGTACGCAATACAAGATTTTCATTTGTAACTGCATATAAAGCAGGTATTGTAATACCTTGTGCCAACACTGGTTCTTGAATACCTGTGACATTCAATGCCATAGTAGGTTCAGGTGTTTGTCTTCTACGAAATCTATCACCTAAACCATATAGGAAATTCGCAATTCTACCACCATCATCATTATCTGCCATTACAATCCCTCCGTCCACTTATTCACAGCGTCTCTGTCTACTCCCCATTCGGCGAGAAGCGAATCGGCTTTTGATGTATCGTCCGACCAATTGCTATATTTAACTAATTTTTTAAGTTCTTCTTTACGCATTGAATCCCCTTCATCAATATAAGCAAGCACTGCTTTGGCCTGTGTTTTCTTCATTTGTAAATGAGGTAATAAAGCAGTTAGTAACTTTCTAATATCGTTCTTGGAATAGAATTGTAATCTATGTTGGGACCTTTGGCCGTCTTTGTATATTTTTTGGTCGAGTTGTAATATACCACAATCAAGAGTTTTTTGTAAATGTTCACAATGGGCTCTACCTCTAGTACCTGTAGCGATGAAACCACATCTTGGTTCTCCACGTCCTGTGATGCTGATATATCCATCAGCGTCCAAAAAACCACTAGCATAAGCATAAGGGTCTTTCAAAATTAAACCGTGTGAATTCATTTTTACAAAAGTAGACCTTGTAGCACCGTCGATAATATCTACCTCTTCCCCATACATACTAATCAGTTTTGAAAGTTTCATAGGAGTCATACTTTTGTGTAAAATCTTTTTCTCATAAAGATTTTCAAACAAACTTCTACCACTCATGGGTCCTTTAAATTCTAAAACTTCTGCACTTTTTTTTAGTGCTATAGTTTCTTTTTCTGTAAGTCTATCCATTTGATGCAAAGTGTTCTTCCAAATTAATTTTGCACTTTTTTTTTCGTCCATTGCTTTAACCCATGAATCTTTTTCTTCTTGCCCCCAAACCCCTTCGTGTTCCCCTAACATCTTAACTATGTTATTGGCTTGCTCCCATTGATTACAAGCGCGAATTAAATTCACTTGTCTTGAATCACCAAATTTCCTAAGCGCTTTGAGGTCTTTAGCACTCGGACCAAAAGAGCGTATAGTTTTAGCAAAATCTTCTTTGTTTATCCATCCATGCATATCTAAAGTTTTATCAAATTCTAAGGCTTTTATAGTCCTTACATCATTTATGATATCATCTATGTCATGTTTTTGAAATTTATTTATTCTTCTAGATTTTCTTAATCTCTTTACTATGTCGTTAGCACTACAACCTAAATGAGATTCAAACCAACCTTCACCAGTTGAAGAGAATAAATCATTCATTAATATCAATTCCACTTAGTTCTATTTAGGTTATATTCGTTAGCAATATAAGTGGTGTTATCATAAAAATTATCTTTTTCGTCGTTCTCTTTCATCTTCATCCCTCATGGCACCATCCAACCTCGGCTTTTAGCATTCCCATCAAACCACCCATCGAAGTTCTCCATTACATCGTCTAAAAGTATAACCGAACCTTTGAATTCTTTAGTTGCCCAATTAGCCAAAGCAAGCCCCATGGCTAAATCGTCATGTACACCAACGGATTCCAAACGTCCATTCTTTTGCATACCAAAACGATTTAATTGTTCTTCCAACTGATGTGTGAATTCTTGTGATTTCTTATCTCCATATGGAGTTTTGATATATCCTTGTTCAAAGGCTAATAGAAGAGACATGAAAAGTGATTCTTTTTTTGTCCGTGTGGTCATAAAAATTCTAATAGGCATATCTGCTGACATTTCACGCATCTCTGCTTCTAACATACGCTGAAAATTGTTCCCTTCAAGTTCTATTAAATCGGGCTGAAATCTACTGTTAAGCATAACCATCATTCTCTTCTGTGCCAAAGAAGACATTCCTCTTTCGTGCACAACGTGTATCAATTGCTTTATCGGTTCATTCGGTAACATTCTCATAACAATCATCGCTGTAAAGTCTGCATTCTTATCAGAAGATATAGCAGGGTCGTGACCTATGAAGTGCTGACCCCATACGCCATCCGGCTCTCCATCTTCATTGTAACCAGTTTCTGCTCTATCCATTAATTTTAATTCAGGGTCTCTTGCTAATTCTAAAATATCCATAGGGAACATACTTGCAACGTCATGAATTGGTTCACATAAATACTCACGTGAAAATTGTATAGCAGGCATAGATAATCTTCTTTGTTGTAGTGCTTCCAAGTTCCAACGTTCAGGCCACATAGCGACCCCTTCTCTATCAATGGCTGGATATGTTTCTACTCTGAATGTTTCTTTCTTTTCCAAATCAGCATATAAATCATTGTAACTAAATGGTGTACCCACCATCATCAGTCTTGAAGTGTGATGAAGAACTGGCAACAAAACACCATAGAACCAATCAGCAGTTTTTGATAGTTCAGTACCGCTAGTACCCCAAAGAATATCATCACACACAACTACGTCAGGATGGAAACCACGTGTTGCACCCCCAACCGATTTAGCCATAATACGAGAACCATTAGAAAATTCAAAATACGATTTAGCCCATGGTCTACCTTTAGGTACTAAATCTCTTAACATTTCTGTACTTTCTATATTACCCTTAATAAATCTCATATGCTCTAGTGTTTGCTCCAAAGAGTGAGAGAAAATCATGATGTGTGTATTAGGATTAAATGCTGCTAACCATAAAGCATACGACATAAAAAATACAGATTTTCCATGGTCACGTGAAGCCTTAACACAATAGTATTGAGATTCTTCTAAACCTTCTTTCCAAGATTCATGATGATGATTGTATAAAAAACCTAGAACATCTGTAAAAAAATAATGAAAAGACTTTTCAGACATTTTTCTGTCCATTTCTAGGACGAAATCTTTCATATCATCTGTTGCCATGATGGTCACTACCCGTTACTATTGTTCATATTCCTTCTAGATTGGTCCATGACGTTCATAGAAGTCTGAAAAGGGTCCTCATTATTTTGATTAGTAGCACCTTTAGGTGGAGGTAAAACAGGGTTATTTTGCAACAAACTACTTTGTTTAACAGCCTCTTGATTCATGTTATCCGTAGAAGGATATCCGAAAGAACCATCAGGCTTTTCTATCATTTTTATTGGTTGACTTGTGTAATTCGTCAATTCGCTATTCCCTTGAGGTAAAGCAATAGGAGTTGTGCCGGAACTATTTTGCGGCGGTGGTGGTGTAGGTAGCGGCGATGGTGGTCCAACGTATTTTCCATCTTTGTAATGGCTAGGATTATTTTTAAAATTTCTTCTCTCTCCAAATCTTGCAGCGGCGGGTTCTAATGCACTTCTAGCAATATTGTGCGTTGCTGATGCAGAAAGCCCCGCTTGACCTAAAGTAGTGAATAAATCTTCTCGACCATCACCTGCTAAAGTAGACAACGCTGACCAAGCAGCCGGAATAGCAGCAGCATATCTAGCCCCTCTACCCCAATTTGCAGCCGCTGGACTCATATCAGAATAATTGATTTTTTTACCTTCTCCACCAAGATTTACTTGCAGACTAGGCGCACCACTCGGTGTCACGTTCATACTTGCATTTTTTTTAAGGACGTAAACACTACTCATTTGGATTACCCCTGAATGTTACTTTAACGATTTTTATATCCCTTTCTTGAAAACCAAAGGCTTTGCTTAAACGCAACCAATCTCCTTTTGAATTATTTATGAGTCTGATATCTTGTGCAGTTAAGCCTAATTTCTTAGCCATTAACGAAACGTCATTAGGAGATGTCATAGAAAAATTTCTTTCAGGAATATGCTTCATAATATTATCATCTACTATAGCATCTTTCATTTGTAATCTTTCCATAGTTTTGATGAGTCTGTCCTGTGCTTCTATCCCATCACCTAGTGATTTCATATACTCAGTAATCATTCTTTGGTCGGGGTCACCATAAGCACTTCTAAAACGGTCTATATTACCTTGAGTAGTCATATTACCACCACCGGCGGCGGCAATTCTTCTCAATTGCTCATCCGTCATATTAGCAGCGGATGTGCGTGCAGCAGTTATTTGTTCCGGCGTAAGTTGTCTGTTTTGTGCAGGTTGTGCAATTGTGTTTTGCACAGGGGGTTGCACAGGAGGTTGTACCATTTGTGTTGTTTGTGCATCTCTATTCATTGCTTGTGTGGTTTCATCTGCAACAGTAGTTGGTAAAATTGGTGAATATCTAACATAAGGAGATAAAGGCACTCCTGTAGCATCCGAGCCACCAACATGATGAGTTACTAAAGGTTCTGTAGGTAATTCATTAGGAAAACTCATTCTTGATTCGTGTCCGTGTGCATCAGCCAAATACTCACTCATTGCTTCGATAACACTTCTTGTCATTTGTAACTCTTCGTCACTAGTATTTACTAAACTAAGGCCGTGTTGTTGTAAAAGTTCTTCCGGTATTCTAGTGCTTCTAAATTTAGAATTACCGGGTGAATCTCCCATATTTTCGTCTTTACCTGCTGCAATTGCTAATGCATAAGCATCTGCTGCTCTATGATTTCTTCCCGTCTTACCACCGATTGTATCATATTCTGTACCTATGTGTTTTCTATAACCATCTAAACCTAATTCTTCAACTATGTTTTCAGGGTCTACGTCTTGTCCTGTGTGGTGTTTTACAGATGCCGCCATCATTCTACCCGCCGGAGAGTTTTTATCCGTTTTGCCAAATATTTTCATGAAAGCCGGATTCTTACTTAATGAAGCCAAAAGAGACTTTCTACTTTCCTCATTTTGTAATAAAATCCCTAAAGGCGTACCGCTCGGCAATAAGGTATTCATTAAAGCAGGATGTTGTGATGGAAGCATAGTTTGTTTAACTCTCCTATTAACTAAACCCTCCATGTTACCCTCACCACCCATAGCATCCATTATCGCTTGATTGGCTAATCTTGTGGCACCTTTATCTTTGTATGGTGTTGTACTAGTACCATGCGTAGATAGATTTCTGTAAAAATCATCGTGTAACCAATGGGCTATTCCATAAGATGATACCTTACCTAATTTCTGTTGAACAGGCATACCCGCATCTTCTAACCCGTCCATAAAGGATTGACTAGCAATAGATTTTCCTCGTTGTTCAAAATGACCCGTTGGATAATTATTTCCATTCCTATAATAGGCACCTTGTGGGTTTTTTTCTGATGGGGGCGCATATCCAAAAGACATATGGTTTCTAGTAATATGCGGTCTAACCAAGAAATTTGTTGCAGGAGTATCTAATTCTTTATTCGCGTTACTAATTCCAAATCGTTGACCTAGAATTTTTAACATGTCATATTGATATGGGGCAGATACAGAATCTAGAAAAGTTCCATGTCGTGATGTATTTTTATGATAATTAGTATAACCAGTAATAAACTCCCTTACACCATTAATATCTACATAATGTTTTCTAGGTGAAGCCCTACCAGTATCATGGCCGGGTCCTTGATAATCACTAATGACGACTCTTCTATGAGCCTTATCTAAAACATCAGGTATTTGATTATCTTTACCATGTTTAGCATTTGTTGCTGTTATGGCCTCTTGCATTAAAGATGGTACTAATTCTTTATCGCCGGATTTTTTGAAACCTGACTTCTCTAAAAAGTTACCAAGACCATGCATAAAAGCATCTATACCATGAAAATGTAAACCACCCATTTCATCTTTGTAAATAACTTCTCCATGAGGACCTACTTCGTATTCACCTTTGATTAGATGACCAACACCTTGTTCTCCAGTTTCATGTTCGTGTGCTTCTCCTGTATGTGCAAAAGGAGGAAAATCCCAACCCAATGAATTTGACTCTATGTGTTCACTCGGAGGATGTCTTTGTGTTCTCTGTTGACCATTCCAAAAGATGTAATTACCATCGCTTTTACGAATGATATTATTGAAACTAATACTCATGGTGTTACACCCGCGCGATTTTCAGCAACTATACCAAAAGCGCGAGAATCATTGGTAGCGTCTTCAGTCGCTCCTTCAGGTCTAGATGTTTGGTTCATTGGAGTGTTTTTGGTTTTTGGTTTATCTTCACCAGCATCGCCTTTACTTTTCTTATCTTTGTCTTTGATTTCCCTTCTGATTTGGAATAACATTCTTCTCATTTCTGCTAAATCACCTAATATGCTACTCTTTACCAAATCACTGTTAATTATTTTATCAGAACTGGCTTGAATTTGATTTGGGTCAATTGGTGGCATTGGTGGCGGCGGTGGTAACGCAGCAGGTGCTACTGCAACCGGTGGTTGACCCATTCCCGTTAATCCCATTCTCCCTACTGATAATCCGCCGCTAGGCATTTTTGGTTTTGAGAGACGCATAGGTGCAGGTTTACCTGACATTCTTGGAGAGTGTATTTTCGGTTTTTGTATTTTTACTCCGGGTAGTCTACCTCCGCCCGTTTTTCCTGCAAAATAACTACGCTGTCCGTATCTTCTTTGTGAAGAATGCGGCACTCTAACATTACCCAATCTATTCCTTGCTTCTTGTTGTCCCATGTATTCCTTGTACTTACCGGGGAACTTAGACATTGGTTGTTTTACTGAAACACCTCTATGTTCCATCTCTACTGCTTTTGGAGCATCCATCATACCGGTTAATTTTCCTCTAGAAACTGCTCTTCTTTGTGCTTTGGCTCTTCTACCAGTTGCTCCTTTAGGACCAAGAGTACCACCGGGAGGTGTTTTGAATTGTCCTGTTGAAGGTCGCCAATGTGCTCTCGCTTCTTTATCTCTTCTTTTAGCCCTCTTTTTACTTGATTCGTTTTTCACTAATACCATTTTGATAATATTACCATCTTCATCAAACTCGATGCCTTGTTGCTTCGCTTGTGAAAAAAGTTTTTTATCATCCACAGCAGGTTTCACTGCTACACGTTCCGTTGGCGTTGGTGGTGTTACTGCTACAGGTGGTAGTGTTGTAGCGTTATTGTATCGAGCATAACTTGCTGTATCATCCATGAAATTTTCTACTTCTATCGCTTCACCTAAATCTCTTGTATAATCAGATAGTCTACCCGTTCTTTGTTTTTGCTTTGGGGTTAGAGGTCTAAACTCAGAATCTCCTGTAGAAAAATTTACACCTTTAACTCCTACACTATTTACAAATTTTCTATCCGTGGGTGATTCTTTGTCATATTTTGCGTCATTTCTTTTCATTCTTCTAGTTTGGTTTAAACGAAGAAAGTTTGGAAGAACTTTTCTTCTTAATTGTTCAGGCATGTTTTTGAAACTACCATGCCTCTGAAGTAGACTTTTTATGCCATCCATTTCTCTTCTTTGATTAGAAGTTAATGAGTCTCGTACACCCACGGTACCTCTTATTGCGTGACTTCTAGTACCTCTTATTTTTGCTTCTTTATCTTTCACTGAATTTTGAATATTTTGCTCTAAGTCACGTGTTATCGGGGAAAAATTTCTGTTACGACCTACACCTTTGTATGCTTTTGCTTTCATCAGTTCTGACCATGCATCTAGCATTGGTTCGCTCATAGCAAATAATTCACCTGCTGCTGCACCCGGCCCTTTTGCTCCTTGGGCCATACTTGTTTCAAAACCACCATTACCGGGTGGACCCGTGAGTGCAGATAATTCTCTATCATTATCTATTTTTTCGGTATCATCTTCTCTTTCATCTTCAACTTCATCTTCTAAACCTTCTAAATCTCTAGGTTTTATTTTAATGTGTTTTATATGAGAAAGTTTTCTTTTTTCTTCTTCTTTCTTTTTTTGCTTCTTTTGATATCTTTCATCACGAGCAACACCGTCTTCAGTACCATAATCGTCTTCTTCATGATTATTACGGTACATATGAGAAGATTCTGAACGAGGAGCATACATCCTCGTGTCTGACCCTGTACCGGTCATTCCCGATTTGGAAATGTCTACCGCTCGGTCAGTCATGTCTCTATCCCCGCATATGATGTTATTTCATCATTTAGTTTATCAGAAAGATTTTCGTAGAAATCCTTTACAAAACTAGGAGAGACAAAACACTTGGACATAACTTCACATAAATAATCAAAATTAGATAACTCTTTATGTAGATTTCTTCTTAATTCATGAACTATTTCATAGTCATCTGTCTCATCTAATTTTTTCATCAAAACGACTATATTGTTTATACATTCTTTGTTTTCTAAACCAATTTGAAAATTTTTTTCTGAATGATGGTCGAATCTTTCGACTACGTTCACACAATAGTCCAAAAATAAAGGTAAGTCGCTATCATGCACATTTTTATTAGAAAAATAATGCCTATGGCCCGGATGTGATATTTGCATTAAATCACTTATATTAATCATAATTCTTCAACCTCCTGAGCCAATAAAGTTTCACGAATCCTTCTCCAAGTTTCAGGACTTTCTTTTGAAAGTTCTACCTTTAAGACGTTTATAGTTTGATTAATATGAGGTGTTTCATTCTTAGTGCCCCATTGGTCATCCATTTTCATTAAATCCTTGATTGATTCTCTGACTTCTTTATGTAGCCCAACAGCATCTCTAACAAATCCATCTTCGTGTATTGTCGTTTCATCTAAAAACTCATTTAATCTATTGTTTAGTTTTTCCACATTGCTACGCAAAACATTCATCTCAGCACCGACTTGTATCGCTACTTCAGTTGCTGCCGAGCGTTGAACCAAAGGTTGAAAATGAAATTTCATATGATGAAAGACAGTATTTTCTCCTATCTCTAATTCTTCTGCTATTTTTTCCGATTCGCTACCATCAGTAAAATAACGATTTTCAAAATTACTTCTCTCTACATGAGAGCATATTATACAACTAGGATTAGCAGCCATATGATAGTCTCCCATATGATTCCTAAAGTGTCTATCAGAAGTGTTGGTTCTCCAACCCATTTCTTTATCCAATTGCTTTGCTGTCATATCACCGGAAAGCATTACTTCTTCGTAAATTGCTCTCTCTTCGTGCTGACAAAAAGCGCAAGAACGTTTGCTAACTTGCTCACCCACGCGAGTAACGATATGGTGTGCGTTTCATAATGCTATTGGGTAATTCTTGCATATATGCTAGTTAATAAAAGAAAAGCAACAAAGACACCAATCATATATGTGGAAGTTTCAGAGGCTGTTAAATCTCCACCTTTAAACATAAGAACGCCTAATCCTAATATTATAGCACTGATGAATTGTATCATCACCATATCAATAATAACGCTTCTTTTTGGAGACATCATTTGCATAGTCATTTCGGCTACTGGTCTAGGGACAAAACCCATTGGTGTATTTGGTCTATTATTCATTATATCATCTCGCTATTTATTGCGGGCGTAGCCCGAATGCACTTCTCAAAAATCCTCCGGTGGCATTACCAGCGTTTTCTAAGAAAGTTTGGTCTTGTAATGCTGCACCTAGTGCTCCTTGTAGAAGAGATTGTTGTGAAAGTCCGATAATTCTGTCTCGTTCTTGCATGGCATTTGTTACTGCTTGTTGTGATACGTTTTGTAATGTGTTCAATTGTGCTATAATATTTTCAGCACTTAGAGTTTGTAAGTCTGAAGGTAGCGACATTACATCTAATTTCATAACTCCTTCGTCATCTATTTTAAAACTACAGTTTTTTAACACATTGAGTAAAGAGAATGCAGATATATTAGACATCATTTCTATGAATACAGGCATATTTTGTGATATCATAAATTTTTCTATAGGTTTTATTGTACCTAACATAGCAGATAAAATTTCAGTTTCTGAAGGTGGTGCTACAGGTTGTTGATAATATTGGTTAGCACCAGCGCTGCCCATCATATTATTCATAAATGTGTTAGGTGTTTGTTGTGCACCATATCCTTGTTGTGCACCATATCCTTGTTGTGCACCTAAACTTAATCCTGATGTATTTGTATTTGTGTTACTTAATCCTAGAGTCATTGTATAATCTCCTGTTGTAGCGGAGGGGGTATATTAGTTTGAACTTGTTGGGGCGGTTGTTGGTTCAAGAAACTCTGAAATGCTGGTGTTGGCATTGATGCTTCTAAAATTTCTTTTTGGAACATTCTCATATCGAATTGAATCATAGTGATATCATTATTTCCTGAGTCAGGGTTCGGTATGTGCCATACATTAATGCCTTTACTTTGTATTGCATCTTTTTCTATTTCAGTGAAAAAATGTTCATATTTAGTCACCATAGGGTGTAAAGGTTCTTGTTTACCAGTTATGGCTGCAACAGGTACGGTAACTAAACTAACGCCTTTTCTCATTTTATCTCTGAACCTTGAAGGACTCAATTCATCTTCTCTTTCTTGTTCATCTTCCCATTTACATAAGAGATGATAAAGATGAAGATGTTCAGGGCAATAAGTCCCTTTCATTCTTCGACCGGATGTAACTTTGTCTTGTGCCAAGAATGCTTCGGTTTGCCCAGTGATAGGATTATTCCAATACATTTCCCAAAGACTTCTACCTGACTCATCATCAGTTATTCTAGAATATAAATTATCATGTTTAATCAATTCAGCACAATCGCAACCATCAATCACACAATGTGAAGATTCTTTATTATAACGATATTTGCGCCCAAATAATCTAGCAGGGCTTAACCAAAATCTCTTCGCTGGTGACAATAATCTATATGCTTGCTTAATATCTTGTCTTCGGGCTTTACGCGGGTCTATATGAGTTGAAGGATAAAAATTAACTTTTGGTACTTCTAGATTTTTTTGTTGAGCCATCATCATCATCTGTTGTTGAGCCATTGCTTGTTCCATTATTGCCGCTTGATTGAATTGCGGATTACCTTGATGGGATAAAGCAACCATTGCTGATTCACTTAATTGACCTAATGATTGTGTTGGTTGTATAGGTTGACCGGTCATAGTCCGATACATATTATCAGGTATATCAAGTACCATTGGAGACACCTCGTGGCTTTACCTTAATGAATAACTCCCCAGAATCATCCGATGCGACCTTCCATACTAGTTTTTCTCCTGATTTTAGATTAAATTGCTCTACAATCCACATCGGCACAGTCGTTCTAAGACTACTAGAACCTCCGCCTGTGTGTACCAAAGCGGTTGTCATTATTGTCTTAGCCATGTCTATCCCAATGGGTGCTTATTAAAAAAGGTCACTCAAGAGGTCAATAGTTCTATGAAGGTGGGTTCTACGTTCCAACCTATCCTTGTAGCCATGAAAGAACGCTTACTTCTAAGCCCTGCTTTTTGTAGTCTTATTAGGTCATCTCTGAAAGGGTCGAAAATTTTATGTTCGCCTATTCTACCCTGCGGCCATAGTAATGCTGCATCATTATCGAAGTACCTATCTGCCTTATTAGCCACAAGCATAATGATTTTAGGGGAATATTTTCTTCCTCTCCACCTAGACCTTAAATTACGGTATCTCCAATTTTTTGTAGTTAAAACATCCACTAGATAAGTAAAACCTGCTATTTGGTCTAAACTTTCTTTTCCACCTTTAAAGGCTCGGTCATCAAACATATAGACAACTGCTTCACATTGTCTTGTCACCATGTCTTCGACCCATAGATTCCAATATTTTTGCTCACCGCCTATATCTGCTGAATGGACTAATCTCTTCTGACCCTCCCAAGTGATTCTTTTACGTGTGGGTTTTGGTAAAAGATATTTAGTTAATAACTTGAAATGTTGAGTTCTCTCTTCATCAGGTATATCTTCCATTTCTCCCGGTGTTGTCATGTACCTATCAAGAGTAGTCTTACCTACCATGGTTGAACCATAGATGCCAATTTTCCTAGGTCTCCAAGAATTGTATATATTTTGTCCCCAAATGGCAGCACCTACTAATACGCTACCAGTCATACTCATGAGAAATCCCTCAACTTACTAAATTAATTAACCAATTTGCAAAATTTTCTACCTTTGCATAAAACCATTCTACCGTCAGTTCCCAAAGACTCAACGTACTGTTTGCTTCTATAGCACTCACTGAAAAAGCCATAAGAGCGCCCACAATTAGGGTTCTTATCCAACCGATACCCCATTCGTAATGATTATCAAATGTATTAGCGAGATGCATAGCCCTCAAAGTTTCTTCAACCGAGTCATCTTTTGGGGTCTTGAATATACGGCCCATTAATTACCCTCTGATATCATAGTTGTATTAATTCTTTCCATTATAATATCGCATGTCAGGTGTTCCGTCTTTTTTAAGACGAACATTCTGTTGTTGAAGTACCAAATCATCCGCCATAGCATCTACTTGTGCCTGTACGTGATTTATGTTATTAGTTACTCTAGGTGCCACATAAGGGATAGAACTTTGATGTAGTTGGTCTAAACCTAAACTCATAGTCCCGTTATTAGGCGGGGTATTTGTTGGTCTAGGTGGCACCGGCACTGTAATAGTTTCAGCAGAATGCATAAAAAGTTCAGGATTTTGTCTAAACATCATCATTTCGCGCTCTAACTGCATTTCTTGTACTCTAAGTTCCATATCTATTCTTCTTTGTTCGTGAGAATTTTGAATATCTCTCATTCTTATTTCTTTATCTCTCTGAAGGTTTTGTGTACTTACTCTATCTTTCATGCTTCTTTCAAAGAACATCTTAAATAGATAATAAGCCAAGATTTGTACCGCCAAGGCACCCATAGCATATGTCATACCGTTTACTGTATGACTACCACTACCTGCTGGTAGCCAAATTCCTGAGTCAAATACTCCTACTGCTGTTCCTATTAACGCTGATTGCGCTAAAATCAATCCTGTCAATCTCAATTCTGATGAGTCAATTTGTCCGTCTCTATTGTAATCCATCTTACTGTCTCCCCACACTACGCCACTATAGAGGTCACATTAAACCTTACCCTAGCGGCTCTAGGTAAAAATAACCTATTATTACAATTATTCTATTATTCATATAGATATTATATTATTATATTATTATTAATATATTGTATAGAAAGAATAATGATTCATTAGAAACATCGCTTGGTTGAAGGAGTTCATGAGTAATTCTCCTGTACCCACATAGGTAGTTCGTCAAAACGATTATCCAACAACCAATCTTGCTCCCAATCCTCCAAGAAGTCCCAACCGCTGGTTATGTCATCGAAATCCATCGCATCCAACTCGTCATGCCTACCTGTGGAGATACTTCCAATCCTCTTCTCCGAGTCAGTGAGGTCCAACCTGTCTCCCTTCTTGTCCCTCAATCTCTGCAAAGCGCCCTCTATGTGCCTCTCCCTGTCTTGTTGCGAGTGATAATAC